CTATATTATATATTATATTATTTTTTTGCTAATTTAAATTTAAGTTATTATATTAGAAAGGCATGGATATAGAAGTAAAGCCAAATGATTGGATACTACCTAATCGCGTAGGTTATAATAAATATATATATAATACATTTCATCCATCAAAATATGATACTAAAATAAAGGATAAATCATGTGAATGTTCTGGTGATAATTGTGATATTAATATTAAAAATATATCTTTATTTCCACAGCAGCGTATTGTAAAAGATTATATGCAATTTAATAGTCCTTATAGAGGCATATTATTATATCACGAATTAGGATCTGGTAAATCTGCAGCATCTATTGCTGCAGCCGAAGGCTATATTAATAAAAAAAAAGTAGTTATAATGACACCCGCATCCTTATCTCAAAATTATGAAAACGAATTAATGAAAATATCAACAACAGGATTAAATTTAAAGAAATCATGGACTATGATAAAAGTAACAAAATCTAACAAAGAAATGATGAATGCTCTCGCAAAATATGCCATTACCGATAAAATAGTTAAAAAAGACGGGCATGTTTGGGTACCATTATATGATGATGATATAGCTGGTTCAGAAATCGTTATTGATAAAACTAAATACTCAAAAATACCAAGCAAATATAAAGATAATGTTGATGCAACAATTGGACATATTATAAGAAATCGCTATACTTTCATTAATTATAATGGATTAACAGCAAAAATGATAAAAGAATTGGGTAAATCTCCTTTTGATGATACATTTGTAATAATAGATGAAATACATAATTTTATTAGTAGAATTGTTAATGGTTCAAGATTAGCGCGTGCAATTTATAATCATATGATGACTGCTAAAAATATTAAGATGGTTTTATTATCAGGTACACCTATTATAAATCAACCTTATGAAATAGCGACACTAATTAATTTAATACGAGGCCCCATGACATCTTATGAATTACCTTTGTTAAAAGCTTCTAAACCACCTAATAAAGCTGCAATCGTAAAAACATTAAGCGATAATAATCTTTATAAATATGTTGATGAAATACACCTAAATAAAGATAGTATTAATGTTATATTATTAACACAAGATTTTGTGCGTAAAACAAGTGATAATTCTACTATCAAAAAAGATAAATGGGATAAATCAGAAAAAAGTATAATTGACAATATAACAAAATCTATTAATAAAACTGATATAAAAGTTTCTATTAAAAGTAAACTACAAAATTACTATGCTCTTCCAAATATTTCTGATGAATTTAATAAATTATTTGTCGATGATACAGATCCTGAAAATATCAAAGTTAAAAATGAAGATTTATTTAAGCGACGTGTATTAGGTATATTAAGTTATTATAAAACAACTGGTTCAGAATTCTTTCCTAGAATATTACCAACGAATTTCAAATATCTAAATATGACTGGTCACCAATTAAGTAAATATGTTGACGTAAGACGTAAAGAAATGGAAATGGATGATAGAAAAAAACGTTTTGGTAATAAGAAAAATGCTGACGTTAATTCTGTATACAGAGCATTTAGTAGAATGATTTGCAATTTTGTATTTCCAGATAATATTAAAAGAGCATTTCCACAAGATATTCGTATGGTCATGAAAAAAGAGCTAGCTAAAAATGACGATGATGACGATGATGACAATGATGATGTAGAAGTAGATAAAAAAGATATTAATAAAGCAGTTGCTGCACAATATGAAAAACAACTAGAAGATGCTATGAGTAAATTAGAAAAAAGCGATGCTATTGAAGTAGATAATTTAAAGAAATTTTATAGTCCGAAATTTGCTGAAATGTTAAAAGATATAAATGAATCACCGGGAACAGTATTAGTTTATTCACAATTTCGTATGGTAGAAGGATTAGGTGTTTTAAAAGAAATAATGAATAGAAATGGATATGTAGAAATAAATGTAACTAAAAATGAGGATTTTGGATATATATTAGAAGATATTGATGTATTTGATGAAAAATATGACGGTAAGCGCTATGTAGTTTTCAATGCAGATAGAACAAAAACAAATATACTTATGAATTTATTCAATGGAGATTTTTCGATGTTACCAGATAATATGAGAATGCAAATTGAAAATATAGATAGTATTGACCAAAGATATGGAAAATTAGTAAAAACGATGATGATTACACAATCAGGTGCAGAAGGTATTTCTCTTAAAAATGTTCGTCGTGTATTAATAACTGAATATTTCTGGAATTCTGTTAGAATAAACCAAGTTATTGGTCGTGCTGTAAGAACTTGTAGTCATGTTTTTTTGCCAAAACAAGATCAAAATGTAGAAGTATTTATGTATATAATGAAATTAACAAAAGAACAATTAGCCAATAATCCAACTTTGAGAAAGAAAGACAATGAATTAACAACAGATGAACATATATTACATTTGGCGCAAAAAAAAGATAAACTAATAAACTCATTTATGAATATGTTAAAATCATCATCTATTGATTGTGTTACTCATTCAAAAAAAAATAAACCATTAGAAAATGGATATAAATGCTATAATTGGCCAATAAATGTAAACGATAACAAACTAGCATACACAGATAATATTGCTGTCGATAATAAAATACAACAACACCAAAAATATCAAAAAATGCAAAAGAATAAAGGAAAGGTTGTTAGCAAGGATGGTGTTAAATACGTTATGATGAATGAAAAATTATATGATTATAATAGTTATGTTAATGCGGGGTTATTATATCCAGCTAATATATAAATAAAAAATATATTATTTTAAATAATAATTATATGGAAGATACAATGAAATGTATTTGTAGGAATAAAAAAAATTTTAAAACATGTAAGATGTATTCTAAGTATAATTCTGTATTTTGCAGATATCATAACAATAACAATGAATTAATTTATAAAATATTCAATAAAATATTTGGAAATAAAACTTATATATCAATGAATGATATTTTTAATCTTTATAAATATATTACTAATAATATAAATATAATTGAATATAAAGAAGAAAAACCAGGTTATTTATTTATTGAATTGCTTAAAAATATACCTTATAAAATATTATTATTAATATCTAAGAAATATTTGGGAGAAAAAAAATATAAAAAACAAGATTTATTTAATTATTTACATGATTTAAACGCTAATACATACAAAATAAATAGTACAAGAAATTTAGGATTATTTCAAGATAAATACAAATACCATTTATTATCACGGGGTATTGATAAAAATGACATTATTAATACCGAGGATTTATTTTCGTGTGAAGATATTGTAAATATACCAAATGATAGATTATTTATAATTAAAGATAGTAATGGAACATATGGATTTGATGTTATAGAATTAGAGCATTTTGTAAGTAATTGTAAAGATGAAGATAAAGAGCCATATAATCCATATACAAGAAAAAAAATATGTAGTAATATAATTTGGAAAATTAATAAATTTATGGAATATAACAACATATCGCGGAGGAAGATTGAATATAATTGGCAAAATAATATGCACGCATTTACTGATTTATCAATAGAATTGGAAAGACGTGGATTTTATAATAGCCCAAACTGGTTAAATAAAATGTCAAAAGAAGATATTTTAAAGACTACAAAGTATTTTAGGGATTTTTCAACATCTATTGAAGCAAGTGATAAATATTTTAAAGATATTACAGATGATGATATTGTATTTAATTTTTGCAAAGATGGAATAAAAATGTTAAAGGAGTGTAAAAATGATTTATATGTTTTATGTTGTAATTTCGTAAAGGCACTCGCAATGTGTTCAAATGATTTTTATGAAAATATACCTTCGTGGATGTCTGGATTAAATACATCATCAATATTATCAAATGTATTTTCTATATTGGGTAATGATTCATTTAATGATAGTAACATGTCAGAAAGTTTTACATTTAGTGAAATTTCTAATTTAGGTCAAACATTGAATAGTCCAAATAATTTTTTACTATATTATTATGTAGAATATATGTAATAAATGAATACATATAATAATAACGATATCAAGTATACACCTGATTTTGTATATACTCCTCCTTCCGCATTGCAACTAAAAAAAGAAACTGAAAGTGTTATGGATAAATATATATGTAAATTTAAAACAGCTTTTTATGGTGGATTATTTTTTGCTATATTATCTTTACCAATTGCTTATAAAATATTAGATATGATTGCTAAATTAATATCAAAAAATATAGATATATTTGACGAGGATTATAATGAACCTCTACCATTAGGTAGATTTATTATGTCAATTATAGTGATAATAATAATATTTATACTATAAAAAAATTAATATTATATAGAAGAATTTTAATAAATTATAATTTATTTTTTAGCAGCTTTCTTAACAGGAGCTTTTTTAACTGGCTTAGGAGGCTCAGGTTCTTCTTCTTCTGCTTCTGCTTCTGCTTCTGCTTCTGCTTCTTCTTCTTCTTCTTCTTCTTCTTCTTCTTCTTCTTTTTCTTTTGTTTCTTCGGTTTTTGCTTTGATAGCATCAGTATCTACCTCAATATCTTCTTCATCTTCTTCATCTTCTTCTACATCATCATCACTATCTGGGATAAATGTAGGTTTAGAAGCATTTGATTGTTGAAATTTACCAGATACAATCTTCCAACTACATCCAAACATACCAGCAGAGAACCAAATTCCATTTAGCTGAATAATAAATTGCGCACGACCACCTTTAAGATTACTTACATATTCGGTAAAATCAATTTCTTTGTTATCCATGTCATAAGAATCAAATTCAAACTTGCTTTCAAGAGGATTATACGGAATTTTTGCCTTGAAAGTCGGTGGATATTTATTAACAACTTCACCAGTTTCTTTATCCTTGTCATGCTTGATAATATTGGAAAACATATTAGATACTGTATCTTTATTTCCACCATAATTATTCTTGAACCATGCAAGACGATTTGCGAATGCGTCATCAATAATTTTTTCTTCAAGTTCTTTCATTTTATCATGAAAGACTTTAATTTTAGGATTTTCATCAATACCCTTAAATGATACAGTAAGGTCATACTTAGGTGGCTCATCTTTACGCTTAGGGTCATCTTTGATAAACTTCTGATTATCATTGACACCATAAGGAATATTCATAACAGGAGTTTGAATATTGATTTTTGAACCAGAATAATTAACATACACTGATTTAGCACCCGATTTCATAACTTTGAGCTCGGAATACTTGATTTTGTTGATGTCGAGGTTCTTAGGAAGGAGCACGTTCATTATTATATATGTATCTTAGATATTCTTTATATAAAAATAGACTATCAATTTTTATTTTTCTTGTATAAAAAAAATAAAATTTAAAATAAGTAGAAATATATGGGTAAAAATGGAAAGATACTGACAAAAGAGCTTTTTAAGATTTTAGATATATCTTTACCAGTATATAAGACGCGATGTGGATTAAAAATGATTAAAATAGAAAATACATTTTATAATATATATGACACAAAAACAATAAATAGAATTAAAGATAAAATGTCTATTGATAAAAAATATGAATTAGAATATGTATTTATATAATGATTTTATAAGAGTTTATAATAAGGTTTTTTACGATATTTTTTGAAAAATTAAAAATATCTATTTTATTTAAATCATAATGTGTTGCATAATTTATTACTGCTTTATCTATACCATATGCAAGTAGTATAGCATTTAAATTATAAGTTGTCAAAGTATCCAAATATTTATCTACATACTGATTAATTGTATCTGATAAAATAATTTCATCATATTTATTATTATTATTATCTTTACAAAGTTGTTTATAAATTTCTTCACAATTATCATAAACAGATTCATCAATATTTGTTTTCATAACACATTTGTACATCATATCCTAAATATAAAAATATATATACATATAATACATATATCATTTTAGAAATTAACATGGGTTTCGTACATTCTCTCTACGTAGTAATCACTAAGATCCCCAAACTCCATTGTAATATAAGGATACTTTGCAATGATATCCTTAGTTAGCTCAATACCAAGAATATCTAGAAGATTTTTGTATTTTTCTGCAATCAATATATCTTCTTTTTCAGCCATGTAATGAGAGCATGTTTTGAGAAATTCCAAGTAATCTAACACAATCACATAGTCAAATTCTTTTTTTGCTATGTATGATAGTTTTTTATATTTATCCACGATTTCCGTGAAATTAATATTATAATCAACTATTTTTTTTTTACTATTTTTGCGATTTTGAAATATAGTATGTTTAGCGGTAATAATCATCTCGCGAATATTATTATATACAAGATTACATAGTTCGCGACCATTATCAATCTCAATAGAATTAATAATATTGCTTTGTTCAACAGCAGGCTTGTAGGTACAAACAAGCATCTTAGCTTTTTCAGCAGTGATATCATTAAAGCTATTATCGTTGTTAAAAACGATATCAAATACAAGTTCCATGTTCATGTTCATGATGTTGGTTATATAACTTTATAACAAAAATAATCAATTTTTTAATTTTACACCATATTTATTTTAAATAAAAATGAGTACATAATTAATAAAATCTTTGAAATTATAAAAAGTTTATAAAAAATAATAAATAATAAAATTATGTACTCAAAATCTAATTAGCCTACTTTTTCTTTCTCTTGGCTACTTTGGATTCAACAATGCCTTTCAAGTCATTTTCATAATCTGTTATGATATGTTCTTTGTTTTGAATCCATGCTTTTTCTAATTCACCTAGTTCATTCAACCACAAGTCTTCAATATTAGTATCTCTAAGAGTTTTCAATTTATCTTCTAATGCTGCCAATTCTTTTTCAAGTATTACCTTTCTATCATAGGTTAGTTGTGAAATCGGTAATTTAAGAAGATAGTTATATTGTTGTACTTTTTTACTAGACACTTCATCATCCCCAATGTCATCACCATCTCCTTCTGTATCAATTGGAGGATATTTCAATTCAACCAATCTAGCAACAATATCAACAAGCTTCTTATTCATGATTTGAATTTTTCCTGCAATTACATCAAGGATGAAACGCATTTTATTACTTAGAACCTTGGCATCTTTTTCCATGATTTTAATTTGATACATTTTACGTTCAAAGTATTTTAGTATGCGAGTTTCAGCCCATTCTTTGATAATTTCGCTTGTAGATTCGTAACGTTGGATAGCTCCTTCACAACTAAACAAATGAATATTATTAATACTTAGGTTTTTACTAGAAGCCAATTTAAATAGTGTTTCAAATTTCCCTTCTATCTTAGCTTTAACACTTGTACTAAAATGCAGTACAAATCTAACATTCTTAGATGTATAATGATTTTCAATATATTTCAAGTTATTCAATCCACTTGTAATCATTGTTTCTAAGAAATCCTTATAATCTTCTGTCCATGTTCCAATAGGTAATTCTGTAATCTCAACAGTTTGGTCATCTAACCATCTATATACACCTTTACTAATATAAGAATTCTTTTCAGCCTTTTCAATAGTTCCCTTGAACCCTAGATAATATGGAATAATATTATCCAATTCCATAGCACTAAGAGTATCATAAACCATATCCAAATCTTCTTCTTTTTTAACACTAATCTTTGAACTCTTGATAACATTGCAAATCAATTTACAAGTATCAATAATTTCACTCGGATTATATTGAGGAATATTTGTCGAGTATCCTGTTCCAATACCAATTCCCCCATTTACCAAAATCATAGGAATAATAGGAATGTAATATTCTGGTTCAATTTGTTGTCCATCGTCATCTTGATATTTTAATATGATATTATCTTCTTCCTTGAAAATCATTCTAGTAAGTTTAGATAACAATGTGAAAATATATCTCGGAGATGATGCATCTTGACCACCTTGACAACGACTACCAAATTGACCATTTGGACTTAACAAATTGATGTTATTTGTTCCAACAAATATCTGTGCCATTCCTACAATGGCCTGTTGTAGTGATGCCTCGCCATGATGATATGCTGAAACTTCACTTACATATCCTGATAACTGAGCGACTTTAATTTCATTAGTATAAAGTTTTCTTTTGAAACAAGCGTATAAAATTTTACGCGTGCTTTCTTTTAGACCATCACATATATGATTAATAGAACGTTGTAAATCTCTGTTTGAGAAATGAATCAAGTCTTTATCAACAAAGGATTTATAATCAACATTCTTTTTAGAGTAATCTAATACCCTATCTTTATCATAATCTTGAAGCCATAATTTTCTATCATCGGCTCGCTTTTTGTTAAATGCCAAATCAATTACTTCATCGGAATTTTCATCATAAATATAGGTAACCTTTTTCATTTGTTTAAAATATTCTTTTGATTCCTGATCATTTGAAGTACCTAATCCCTTGTAATATTTAATTTTCCAATTACCATTTTTAGCTTCACTTGTTTCTAACCAACGCTCGTAATCAGTCATATTATAAAACTCTATTACTTCTTTTCTAACATTTGTAGCTTTAATGATAGGTGTAAGCATAGATGTTAGAAATCCTGAAATCTCATAGAGTTCATGCCACATACTTTGAAATATATTGAATATTAACCCCTTGATATGACTTCCGTCATGATCTTGATCTGTCATAATCATAATAGAACCATATCGCAACTGGCTTACATCAGTATATTTTTTATTTTGCTCCAATCCCATAATTTTTTTGATAGCTGTAATTTCATTGTTATCTGATATTTTTTGCAGAGTAGCATCTTTGACATTTAAAATTTTACCACGCAATGGGAACACACCGAACTTATCACGCCCAATTACACTTAGCCCAGAAATTGCCATAGTTTTAGCCGAATCACCCTCAGTTAGAATCAAAGTGCATTCAGAGCTTTGTTTTGTACCTGCAAAGTTAGCATCGTCTAATTTTGGAACAATGATACGCGATATCTTTTTACCATCAGTTTTAACAAGTTTCTTTTTATCATAGAATTCAGTAATGCTTAGAGCTTTATCTACAATCCCAGATTTATAGAGTTTGTCAAAAAATTTATCACTTAAATCACATTTAGAACCAAACTTAGCAACAGGTGTTGTAAGAGTTTCTTTACTTTGCGAATCAAAACTTGGATTTACAATAAGAGCTTTAACAAATACAAATAAATTATCCTTAATATGTTGAGATTTTACTGCTTTCTTCTTTTTTGCAAGCGTCATATCAACAAGATTTTTTGTTATCATATTTGTAATATATTCAATATGTTTACCACCTTTAATAGTATTAATACCATTAACAAATGATAAATACTCAAATGAACCTGTTTTAGAAATTGATGCTACTACTTCCCATCTATGTCCACAGGCTTCATAAACAACTGGTTGCTCTTTTTTATCCAAGAATAATTCACAATACTTTTCAAAGTCTTTGATAGTGAGCTTTTCACCATTAAAACTAACAGAAACTTCCTTACTGGTTGTTGCACAAGCATCAATTACTCGACGATGAAACAATTTATAGATATCATCAGTGAGACCTTTAATACCAAATCTTTCATAATCAGGAGTAAAAGTAATTTGGGTATATGGCGCTTTATTACTAGATTTGACATTAGGTGCTTCTTTGCTTGTCATATTATTCGTGAATTTTTGCGTATAGATCTTTTTGCTGTAATGATCTACTGTTTCCACAATAAATTCTTTTGAAAATATGTTAGCAAGTTTGCTACCATAGCCATTTTTACCACCCCAAATTTTCTCTTCACCTTTATCGTAATTGGTTGATGTTAGAAGTTCTCCAAATATCAGTTCAGGAACCCAAAGATTACCATAACTACCATGTTTTTTAATATCAATTCCATTACCATCATTAAATATAGTAATAGTTCCAGTTGATTTATTAATTGAAACCTTGATATTTTTAACATGTTTGATATCTTCTTTGCCTTTTGTTTCTTCGGCCTTCAATCTCATTGCATGATCAATAGCATTTACAATAACTTCATCAAAGATTTTAAGAAGACCAGGAATATAAGTAAGTTCATCAACGCGCATTTTTTGTGTAGAATCATCATAAACATAGCTACTGATTTTTTGTGGTTCAATAGAACCTATATATGTATCGGGTAAAGCTAGAATATGCTCTAACAATTCATACTTTTTATACTTCTCTTCAACAGTTTTGACTTCTTGTTTGGACATTGTGTTTTTTGCTTAATTCTATATTTAAGCATATCAATTTTTTATATCTATATATGCGATTATTTTATTAAAATTATTTGATAATTAATTATATAGATAACAAAACATGTCTGTATTACATATTGATGATTTAAATGAATTCAATGAAAAAATTAAGAATAACAAGACATTTGTAGTTTTCTCAGCAGGATTTTGTAAACCTTGTAAAGAAATTTACCCATATATTGAAGAAAAAGCTTCAAAATATACAGATATTACTTTTATAAAAGTAGATATTGAAGAGGGTTCTGAAATATCAGAAAAATATGAAATACAAACAATACCTCATTTTAAATTTTTTAAAGAAAATAAAGAAATTGTTACTTTTTCGGGAGCAAATAAGCAAAACATAACAGAAGCTATAAATAAATTATTAGAATAAAATAGGTAATAAAACAATTATTAGTATTTTGATTTTTAAGCTATTTATAGCATTATTCTTAATAACACAAATTATAAATATTATTCAACTAAGTTTGAATGTACTATAATATTTTATGAAAAACATAGATATTCATCAAAGCATAGAGGAAAGACTATTAGTTATACTAATAATGTTATTATGTATTACATGACGTAACATGACGTATTAGTATTATTTCATTGGACAAGCGTAGATTTGTTTAATGAAATAGATGTTTGGAAAACTTATAAATACAAGGATATGGAATAAGAGTTCCATTTTTAGGATGGTTTCCAAATATTATTAGTGCGAAATTAATTAAATAATTATTTGTTTTTATTATTTAGCAATATGTTTATAGTAGGGATCCCAAAAGAACTTAAAGCTAATGAAACAAGAATATCTTTAATACCACAAGATGTTGCTAAGTTAGTTAATAATGGAAATAAAGTTTATGTGCAAAGTAACGCAGGTATAGCAGCCGAACATACAGATAATGATTATATAAGTGTAGGAGCTGAAATATGTAATTCGACCGAAGAAATATATAATAAAGCTAATTTAATAGTTAAGGTTAAAGAACCACAAGTAGAAGAATACAAGTATATTAATTATAAACATACTATTATAACATTTTTTCATTTTGCTAATAACAGACAATTACTAGATCATATGGTAAATAATGAAGTTACTTGTTACGCATATGAAACAATAAAAAAAATCAATGATGAAGGTTTTGGATATTATCCAGTATTATCTGAAATGTCTAAAATTGCTGGTGAAATAGCAATGATGGATGCTATTAAATTTATGTTTACAGATAAAATATATGATTATAATACACAAATTGCTATATTAGGCGTTGGCAATGCAGGGTTATCAGCATTAAATATTGCTTTAGAATCTGGATTTACTAATATATGTTTGTTTGATAAGGATTATGAAAAAATAAAGAAAATAAAACAAGATAGAGATAACAATATTAATATATACGAAATAAATGATGAAAATTTAAACTATCTTGTTAAAAATTCAAAGATTATTATAGGTTGTATATATAATACTTCAAATGGTGGACCAACAGAAAAAATAATAACAACTGAATTATTAAATGAAATGCAAAAAGGATCTATAATTATGGATATAGCAATTGACCAAGGTGGTATAACAGAACAATCTATTCCTACAAATGTAACTAACCCTTTGATAAATTATAATGGCATATATATATCTTGTGTTCCTAATATACCAAGTTGTGTTCCTGTAAAAGCTTCTGAATTATTATCAAACTCTATTATAAATTATGTATTAGCAATTTGCAATAATAATACAGGAGATTATTCAGAATTGGATTATGGTATGGGTCTTAATGTTGATAACAAAGGGATCTATATATAAAAATTGATTGTTAATGTTATTTTTATTAATTATAAAAATGAAATACTTAAAAATGTTATTATATATTGTATGTATTGTTAATATTAATTGCTATCAAATTACTTTTCCAACTTTTAAAAGAAATTTAGCAGTCGTTAAAGATATAGATATAAATAAATTAAATGAAAATGATATGTTTGAACTTAAAGTTCTATTTAAGTCAGTGCCAATGTTACTATTTAAAAAACAAAAATTGGAACCTAAAAAATTATATGAATTTTGTAAAATTTTTGATAGCAAAGCAAATAATAAAATTGTACACCCATTTAGTTATTCGCAGATAAAAGAGGTACCGCAAGTTTCATTAAGAGGTGAAGTGCACATTGATGATATGCATGATATTAAAGATATTACATTAAAATATAGTGATCCTTTTAAAAATACTATTATATGGCATCAAGATATAGTAGGTCATGGAACCGATTTGCCTCCTGTTGTTTCATCAATATATATGATTAAATCACCATCAGTTGGTGGGAATACTTTATTTGCAAGTTTAGAAGATGCTTATGATTCCATGGATTTTTTTATGAAAAAAAAAATTAATAATTATAATGTTATTTATTCAAACTCTCAAAAAGATATGATGAACTCATACTTTGATTATACTGGATATAATCGTGTGCTAAATGAAAAAACAAAAAAAGTAGGAACTAGCATTATTACACGTGTGCCATTAGTAGTATATTCTAATGTTGAAAAAAGACGCAAAGCACTAATGTTATCACCATTTCGTTTTAATAAATTTGATAAATTATCTTGTGATGATAGCTTTGATTTATATAGAGAAATTATGAATAAATATGTATTTACGCAACAAAATGTAGTAGATATTAAATGGGATAATGATGATTTATTGATATTTAATAATCGCAAATTAGTACATACATCAACACCAACTATTGAATATAAAAATGAAGAACGACTTTATTATAGTTGTTTTGTAGGAACATGTGAACCTATTATTAGAAGTTAATAATTATATAATTGATTTACTATTTCAGTATAAATATTACTAGATATGATTTCACTACATATATCTGTTATAGACTTATTTTCTGCTTCAATTACTATTATATTTTTATTATTTTTAATAGCATTTATGTATTTTTCTTCATGTAATTGATGAATTCTTTTAATATATTCCAATTTAATGTTTTTTTCGGATTCTCTGCCTCTTTTTTTTATTCTATTGTAACACATTTCAGGGTCAGAACGCAAATATATATATGCATTAGGTTGCCATAATTCATCTGTTGTTTTATGCAATTTATGAATATTATTGTATTCATTTTCATTAATTGTTTTATCTTCAAACGCCTTTTCAACAAATACATTTTTAATAAAATAAGGACTTCTTTCCATTAAAACAATAATGTTGGATTTTTCTTGTATCCAACACCTGTCAATCCAAACTTTTATTTGAAAATTATAAGTACTATTATCGCTATCATACATACTTTTCAAATACTCTGTCCAACTTTCTATTGGTTCAATATCAATAGCTGTTTTATAATTTTTATGAAAATAATTTAATATACTTGTTTTACAACATCCAATATTACCATCAATTGTAATAATAGGCATATTTTAATTAGTTGAATATGTTATCTTTTTATATATCATTTTTTTATAATTTTATTTTGCACCATTATTTTTTTTACACCAGAAATAGTTAGCTCTTTGCCCTTTGATTTAATTAATTTTATTATAAAGGTATTTAAAAAAGTTTCTATTTTTTTAGAAATAACATTTATAGATGTTTTAGTAATTTTTACTTTGAAAAATTTAAATACATTGGCTAATTTTACTTTTATTATTGCACTAACCTTTTTACATTTAACTAGTTTATATAATCCATGTGTTCTTATGTTTTTAGTGCTTTTTCCACCACCTTCTTGTGTTTGCATTCCTGATAAAAATAATTCAGGTCTTACAATTCCATTTTTTAAATTAGCTTCCATAACATTATCTCCTTCGTTATCTTGTCTATACATTGGTTCATCTCCTCCGAAGAATGCTAATGTGTTAAATGCACCTCCTTTCATACAGCCTTTTTTATTAAAACATAGTGTTGTGATATATTTTGATAAAAACACCATATGTTTATCTAATATTTTTCTAACACCTGCTTTCAATGATATTAAAGCCACTATTGCTACAAAATTAAATATTAATTTATCTATATATTTAGATAATAAAAATACTATTTTAGCTTCATTTTTTTTACTTACAACTTTCTTAGATTTAATGTGATTTAAAATTTCGCTTGCACAATATTTTATTTTTTGACAATTTAACATATATATTTACTACTATATAAAATGAAAATAATTATATATAATAAGAAGTAATGGAATATTTAAAATTTAATGGTGATAATCCAATATCTGAATTAATAAATGGTAGAGTAAATGCAATGAATGTAAATAATAATTATAAAATAAAAAAAGCTGTCGATAAAGCTACTGAACATCAATCAAATATAATATCTAGAAATTTAAATTGTACAGGTGTATCAAAAGTTTTCTTTTCTATGGAAAATATCAATTTACTACAAACAGGTATTAGAAATAAAATATTAAATGATACCAATGGTGAATATAATATTGGTCGTCAAAAGGATGACGAATTGAAAATTGTTATGAGATCAATATATTTTCAATATGCTAAAAATCAATCTACAAATGTTTATGAACAAGTTTTAGATTTAAATACGCGTGTAATTGAATGGTGCGTTCCAGAAATTATATCTAATATAAAACAATCACAAAAATATATTAAAGATATTAGCACTATGCCGGTACCACTTGAAAGATCTGTAATGCCTTCAAGAAAAGGTTTAAAAAATCTTGATGTTACAAAAATTTAATTAAATAATATAATATTATAGAAGTATAGATATAATATATGAGTAGTTATAAAGATACAGCATGGAGTTACGATGAAGAAAGTCTTGGATTAGATACTGAAACAAAATTAAAGTTTATTCCAAATGAAAAAGAGCTAAAATTATTCAAAGAGGAAAAATCTAATATGTACAAAGGAACATGGATGATATGTTTAGTATATGGTATATCAGCCATAGCATTATTAGGAGTTGTATTTTTAACTGATTGGGGTAAAAAATATGTTTATGATAAATTTTTACCCGCTGTTTTAACATATGTTATTGGTGCTATAATAATAATAATATATCTAATTTTATCTATTTTTGCTTTACAACCTCGTAAAATAAAAAATGAATTTGATGTAATGCCTGTTTGTCCTGATTATTGGAAATTAGAAACAGTTAGCAAATCACGAAAAGATTCTATAATTAATAATACTATAAAATACGATGGTGATGGTAAATGCCCTAGTTACTCATTAGAAAAAGGTGAAAGTTGTTCTTTAAATGTTAATCCAAATAATGAATATTCTATTAAAGATTCAACTGGAAAAATAGATATAGTAACAAAACATGGTTCTGAATTAAATCATAAATGTGTTCCTGACCCTATGGTATTTGGTTCTTTAACCGAATATAGTTCAATGAATGATAATTTATTTAAAAGTAAAAATAAATTATACATGGCTTCTGAATTTAATAAATCAACTAGTACAGATGAATCCATCGATCAAGATTTAGGTGGAAATGCATCTGAACCAAAAAATGATGGGATAATTAATAAAGCACAAAAATCACGACTTATAAATGAAGCAATGTTTTTATATAAAGAATCTAAACAAAATAATGTAAATACAGATAAAAGACAATATATTGATGGTTATGATGCAAGTGACGAATTATTAAAATATGCTAAATTAACAGGTGCGTATAAATCTGATTGGAAGAGACCTGGTGATACTAGTGTAAATTCACCATTTGGTGGTTCATTATTTGTTGATCAAACAAAAAAATATGAAAAATATCCATTAATATGTAATGAAGTATATCCTGGATTATTAGATAAATTAGAAAAAGATGGTAAAGATGATTTAAAATGTGAATTGTCTAAAACATGTGGTATATCTTGGAGTAAATTAGATTGTTATCCTAACAATATAGAATAATTTCTACATATACCAAATGTTTTTCTGTGAAATTCAGTTAAACCATGTGCTTTTATAGCTTCGTGATGTTTTTTTGTTCCATAACCTTTATTTTTTTGTATATCATACAATAATAATTTATCATTATTTGCTACTAAATTCTTGATATATTTTGTATGATAATCTTTTGCTAATATTGATGCAGCAGCTATACTTAAATATTTTGAATCTCCTTTGGGTACACATTCATATTCAATAATATCATTATCATATCCAGGTGGAATATATGGTTTAAAGTTTGGACCATCAATTACTAAATATTCAAATTTAGTCTTTTTATATGCTATATCTATTGCGCGATGCATTGCTTTCATTGTTGCGTTTAAAATATTAATATCATCTATCTCTTTACAAGAGGCTTCACCTATTCCATAAGTTATGCAATTTTCTTTGATATAGTTCGCTAGAAATTCGCGCTTTTTCTCAGATAGTTTTTTTGAATCCTTAATTTGTTTATAATTTTCATCTGGAAATTCCACAGGTAGTAAAACACAAGCAGATATTACCGGTCCAATAAATGTCCCCCTTGCAACTTCATCTACACCTGCTACTAATTTATTTTTATCGGGTAAAATATACTCAATATCAGACATTAATGCGTTGAATTCCTTATATTTAATATATTTATAAAAAGTGAATAATTAAATCATTTTTTTATATTTTTGTACCCTCTTGGCGTAATTGGATAACGCGTTCGACTTCTAATCGAAAGATTGTGGGTTCGAGTCCCATAGGGGGTATAAAAATATTATATATATATATTAATAATATGTGTTTTTTGTATGCATGTAATCTATTTTTTAGATTATATGATTATTGCAAATATCATATAAAAAAATATAAAGAAGACATTAAAGAAGCAGAAGAAATGCAATCTTTACTTAATGAAAATCCTTATTATGCTCTTGAATAATTTTATTTTTTAATAGCACAAAGTATCTTACCATTACCAAAGTTGTCATCTATATAACATTTATGAGTATTTTCTATATAATTTTTGAGATTGATTGTCATATCATTCCATCCTTTGGATAATTTATAATTTTTATAATTGATTTTACGTATACTATCTTTAATATTCATTTATTACTAATATTTAATTGATAAGTTTTAAATAAAAAATGATTGCGATTAATTTCCATAATATAGTATGGTACGCAATACTATGATGATTGAATATTATAAAAATCCAAGAGAATTAATTATTGATATCTTAGATACATTGATAATTAATATTACTTATATATTATTACTATTATTCATATTTATGGCATTTATAATTACAAATGCATTTATTAGAAATTATTATATATATATATAAGTATTTAAAACAACTATTATAAAATGAAAGTTTTAGTTTTATACGTATTTCACGAATATGATGATAATGTTAAGATTTTTTTAAACAATTGTATATTCAAAGATAATAATATAGATTTTATGGTTATAGCTAATAATAAAAATTATGATTTTAGTAAATTAAATTTACCAGATTATGTAATTACTATGAATAGAGAAAATATAGGGCGTGATTTTGGTGGATGGAGCGAGGGATTATTAAAAAATAATTTATATAAAAATTATGATAAATTTATATTTGCAAATTCAACTATAATTGGTCCATATTTAAAAGATGATACAATAAAATGGACTGACATTTTTATAAATGGGTTATCTGATAATATCAAATTATTTGGATGTACTATTAACAATGCTTATTTTTCACATGTACAAACCTATATATTTAGTATAGATAAAGAAGCCCTTGAATATTTAATAGAAAAAGGTAAGTTTACAATTACTAATTATCCTTCAACAGCAAGAGAAGCACAAGAAAATGAAATATTTATGTCAAAAGATATTACTGATAATGGATGGAATATTGGATGTCTATTAAAATGTTATCAAGGTATCGATTTTACTTTTAAAAATAAAAAAAAAGAAGATTTTGCTAATGTATTATATGGTGATATAATGTTTCCACAATATAGAAATATTATTTGGAATGAATATGATGTAATATTTGTTAAAGGCAATAGAGTAAAATTACATCATCATTGATACATTAGACACTATTACAACACACAATAACACTAAGAAACAATATAATATCATTATATTATTATCTGTATATATACTTATAACACTATTATCATCTTTTGTTTTATAATTATCTATGAAACTTTTATAATCAGATACATTATAAAATCCGTATACTACAATTAACGCTAACATTGATAGTCCAACACCTCTAATTATTAATTTAGCTGTTTCATCTACATATAAATTAGTTTGTGTACTTGCTAATAGAGCAAGTGATACACCAGCAGCAGTAAATAATGTACGATTTACTGATTCAAAAATTGATGTTTTAACAAGTAATATATTATTTTCTATTGTAGTCATTTTACTTTAATATAACATATTATTTTATTTTTGTTGTAATTAATGCTAATCCAGTAAATATTAAAATGATACCAATTTATTGGTATATATTAATTATTTCGTTAAAATAAAAATATGATAGCAGAATAGTTATAATAGGGTAACAAGATATTATAATGGTACTTATAAATGTTTCTGCTTATGTAAAAACAATTATGTAGTTATATTGTCCATATAAATATATAAATGCTGCTGTTACAAAAAGTAGCGCTACATGAAAACATTTATCATAAGAATATTTTGCCAAAATATTAAAGTCATTTTTTAATATTTCATAATTATTGCCAAAAATATTAGAGATATTGTAAATATAGCTATAATTAGTTTTATTATAATAAGTATAGTAATTGAGTTTATATTAGCCATCAATAATTGTTTATATAAAACAGGTAATATACCAAAATAAAATGCTGTTATTTAGTGATGTATCATTTAAATCAATTAGATATTTTTTTACAAGATAGAAATGGGTATTTTTCATATAGTTTGAATATAGCCATTTCTTTCATTTTTGCTTCAATCATAATATCAATATTTGTATCATATTTTTTTGGTATTTCAAGCAAATAGTCTGGGATTGTTTCAATATAATCACTATGATGCCCGCATTTACCTGTTCCTTGTTCACTAACATGAAATTTAGGTTTAATATTTCTACACTTCCAAGTTTCTAGGATTTTAGGGATATAATTAGCTGGTGTATCCAGTTTTTCGTTTGGATGCATAATATTATAGCAGTCATAGTGATGCGTATCAAATACAACTGGTATATTTACGCGCTCTGATACTTTCAAACAATCTTCAATAGAGAAATTGCGTTCACAATTTTCAAGTACAAGACGTCTCTTAATATTATCAGGCATTTTCATATAATTTTCACACCATCTATCAATGGTTTTTTCTTTATCACCATATATGCCCCCACCATGTATTACCATAACAGAATCGTTACCTAGCTCCATGATATCTAATACGGATGCGTGATAATCTAAATCACGAATAGTATGTTCAATTACATCATCACTTGGACTACCAATACAATTAAAATGTCCAGGGTGAAATGTTAAACGTTGATTATATTTCTTTGATTTTTCACCTATTTTTTTTAGCAAATCTTTTGCAAAGTCCAAAGTATAATTTGGTGCTTTTGGATTTGAAATATGTGGAAACATTTCACTTGAAAGACGGAATACTTTAATACCATTTGCTTCGTTCCAATCCATCATTATTAAAGTATCTTGTAAATTTTCAATGATTTTATTTTTTAGATTATCTATACCTTTTTCAATTAGCGTTTTTAAGATAACACTACGTGAAGAGAAAACGTTAGGGCAACATTCTCTCAGCTCAATGTTAAGACAGCAGAGACCAAGTTGGATAGCTTTGTTTTCGCTCATAGTACCAATATTTATATATAAGGTATAATATCAATTTTCACATCTTTAAACATTTAAAAAGCCACGTTTCTAATGTTTAGAAAATTAACAAGTTCTGTTAATTTAAAAATATAATAACAATATATAACGAAAATAGTTAAATATTCTTACGAACGATGTGGAAAGAGATTCTCTCAAAAATCTCAGTGCTACCAATTAATTTAGAATTTATAGAATTTATAGAAAATTATCACACCCTACAAAAAAAGAGTACATAATTTTATTTTTCTATAATTTTTATAAACTTTTAGATTTTTAAGATATTTTATAAATTATGTACTCATTTTTTTAAATAGGAGGTAATTCAATATCATTTTCTACACATATATTATAAATAGTAAGGTAATCACAATGATTATCATTTTCAATAAGATAAGCTAAGCATTTTTTAACATCAACATTAATATCAATTGTATTAATATAATCTATTAATTCTCGTGATTCGTTGCTTGTAAGAGTTGTTGAATCAAGAGCATCAATGAGTTCATCCATTTCTATCTTATATATTGTACAAGATTATCAATTTTTATTAAAAAATATATAAGGATATAATGTTATATATAGATAACGAGAAAAGCATTCCTTGCGCCTTATTTTTACATTAAATATAGCCTTTATGGCATTATGTCATCGTGCCCGAGTGGTCTAAGGGGACAGACTTAAGATCTGTTGTGCATAAGCACGCGCGGGTTCGAACCCCGCCGATGACATCAATGTTTTCATTGCTATATTTAAAACATACCAATCATATAAGTAATATAATCATGGATACCATATAATTCCACACTATCAGATGATATATGATAATACCATTTAAAAGGTATTATAAGAGCCATATTATTAAGTTTTATTGTTGATATTTCAGCAGACGCATCAGGCATTCCATTAACATTACTAGTTTTAGGATTACATAATGTAACTTCGCATGATTCCTTGGAATATATTAATAGATATTTGTATTTATTACGTTGCCAAGAATCTGCGATAATTAAATTATTTTTAATGATATTGCTTGAAAACCAATTATATAACAATTCATTAATATCTTTTATTTTATCATTAATTACAACTGGTTGCCTTTTGTATAATAAGTCAAAGTCAAAATGATTAGCATCAGTTTGATATATTGAGAATTCATCAGTAAATATATAGTATAATGAAGCATATACAATTAATGTAATAACAAGTATATATATATATTCATACATATTTAATATATGATAATAATAATTTTAATGAAAAATAAACATATATATTATAATATATTTTATAATTAAGGATGACAACAAGTAGAACAAGAAAAATTAAAAGAAAAATCATAAAAAATATTACTAAAATACCAAAAAAACCAAGTGCTAAAAATATTATAAAAGGTATAAAAAAATCTACACAATATTCAATTCAATCAACAAAAAAAATAATTAATAATACAAAAAAAACAATTAATGATACAAAAAAAACAATTGATAAAAGTGTAAAAAGGATATATCATGGAAAATACGAAGATGATTTTATAAATGAATACAATTCTGATCCTATGGTTGATGATTATAATGGTTCAGCATGGATAAAAGTATATAGCGTGTCTGAAACCAATAAATATAGCGAAGATGAACAAAAAAAATTTGTAAGTATTCTAGGAAATAAAAATAAATTAAATTTAGATATTGATGAAAAATTAATTATACATATCAAAGAAAAAAAATATAAAGAAAAAACTGGAATACGAAATGCTATAAAAACTTTTAGCACTAAAAAAATTGTAATACCTTATGATAATATAGATGAAGATGATTTTGATGTTACTAACTTAAAAGACAATTATTTAAAAGGTTTAACAGAATTATATAATTTAAATAATTATTATATTGAAATTGAAGAAAATGGTATATTAAATTATTATATATCAATACCAATAAAAAAATATCTAAGATATGCTATCGTTAAACAGAGAATAATTAAAGATGACAAAAAAATAGAAAAAGAATTAGCAAAAGAAGAAAAACAAAAAAAACTAGATGCAATAAAAAATGAAGCAAATGAACTAATTAATACTCTGGGAGTAGATATATTAAGTGATAATAAAATTGTTGCACTTCCACCTTGTTCAAAATTAGCTAATGCATACTGTTATATACATCCTTTTAATGTAATACTTTATGAAAAAAAAATAATGTATGGTTTAAAATGGGAAAAAGTTAACTATAATCCAGGTATAAGTAATTCATATGAAAATATAAAAGATTTTTTTGAAGTAAATAAAGATGTTTCAAGTTTTAATGTAATTGATGAAAAAATTAAAGAAGTTTATATAAGTCTATCGCCACAAGCATCTGCACCAAAAGAATCACAAGAAGCACCAGCCTCAGAAGAAGCAGCACTGGCTGCCGAAGGAGAAGCAAAAGTAGGAGGTAAACAAATAGGTGGTGGAACAGAAGTAATTGATTTAACAGGTGTCAAAGAAGTTATAGATATAGTATATGATGCAAAATATTTAGATAATTTTAAATTAGAAAAGTTTTATTATAAATACGAAGATAATGGCATTGAAATATATTATTTATGTAAAAATAGTATATTGGATTATAGATATAATCATAAATCTTGGGATAAAGAAGAATATTATAATGATAATTCTATTTATAAAGCTGGATTACAATCCAATCTAAATTCAATAAAAAAGTTAAATAATAATTTAACAATTACGCTAAAAAAAATAAGAGAGAAGGCAATAGAAAATGGTAATATAAATAAAAATAAAGAAGTGGAAAGACAAGATAGAAGTGATGAAAGATTTAATGATAATGCTGGTAAAGTAGGATTTTATACAACACAATTATTTGTTTATACTGCTAAATATATTCAAGATACGTTTTTAGCTGGAATTAAAGTATTATTTAGTTCTTCTTGGAATAATGTAATAACAGGATTTTTAATATTTTTATTTATAATTTTAGTTATAATAATGGGAGTTGTATTAGGTAAAGGTGAAAATGATAGTGGAAATGATGGTCCAAATAAAAAACCAAAAGAAGAAAATAAGGATTTTATTTCATTATTAAAATCGATGCCCGCAAATATCAATAGTGCTTATGCTGATTTTAATAATTTTGCTACTAATTTAGGTAATATGATAACTAATGGAAGACGCGCAGTCAATGATTTCACAGAAGCAATAACGGGTGATAATATACCAGAAGATTTAGTTAGACTAAAATATGATGAAGATGAAGATAAAGGAAGAGGAGGTGATAATATAATTCATTTTTATAATGAAAATGATGTAATAAGTGCATATAAACCAATTGCTAAAATTATTCCAAAACAAAATGGTATTAATAGTACAGGACAAATTAATGAAACAAATTTTGAATTGAAATCTGTTCCAAATGGTCCAAATGGTAAAGGTCAATTATACAAGTTAGATTGTGATAATTCAAATACAAGTAATTATTTCACTAAATCTTGTAAATTAAGAAAAGATTATTTATTGGATACCAGATTTATTAAGGAACCCGAATCTGATTACGAACAAATTAAAATTAATGATTAAACTAAATAATCTAATATACTTTTAAGTGAGAGCTAATAAAATGAGCGTAGATAAATCAACATGTAAAAATGTTCCTATTGAAGGGCAAACATCAATAACTATTGCAAGTGAAGGAAATTTATTAGAATTTAATACTAAACATCAAACATGTACAATAGGAGAACAACATTTATCTAAAAATTTAAAGATTTCTAATGATGAAATAAAATTTAAAAATAATTATTTTGAAATATTACCAAAAGAAGCACATTGCAATTTGTTTGAAATTGAAAAATGGGAAGACTGGTTTACAATTCCATATTATTATATTAATAATAAATACGATAAGGGTACAAATGATGAAAAAAACGAGGGGAAATATTCTGTCCCTGTTTGTTATAAACCTTGTGAAAGCAATTCAGTAGTTAAAACAAATAAAAATGAATGTGAAAGTATTAATACATTTATGCGTGGAAAATATAAAGATTTTATACCATATGATCCTTTTGCCATAATTGCTATTATTGGAACTAAATATAATAGCGATTATAGTAAAAATGAAGCGTTACGCGGATCATATAAATATCACATAGAAAATTTAAAAATAAATAATAAAGATATATTACCCGACACTATAAGAGAAGATATTGATATAGATAAAAGTAATGTGCTAGAAAAAAAAGGATATGAAAGTATCAATTCAAGTGTAGATAAAGCTTATTTAGAATTAATAGAATATATTAATTTCATAGATAGTGAAAGTCTAACAAAAGACTACAAAACATTAGTAAAAGAAAAAATTATTAGCGATATTAATAAATTCTATGATTTATTTGATACACGAGATGAATTTTACATGAATTATTTAAAAAAAATAAAATATACAGAAAAACCTAATTTTGGAAATTATCAAGGTGCAAGATATGCATTTCATTTTGCAAAAAATAATGCAAATGTGATAAACAAAATAGATACTGGAATAAATAAAAAAACAGACGATGAAAAAGATAAATTAGAAAATATAAAATTTATGTTTAATTATTGTTGTAATTTGTGTTTTAGTAATAAATATTTATTTAATGATAGATTAAAAAACTATGGCATACTTGAAAGTGGGACTATAGCACCTCAAGAGGCAAAAGCCGGCGACACTCCTGTTGTTCCAGGTTCTAATGATTATATTACACCAATAGATAATAATAATAATAATTATACAGCAACTACTGAATACGAAACTACAAATGTTAATATTAATAAAGAAGATATTCCAGCATTTAGTGAATATGAATATGTATTTAAATATTTTAAAAATTTATCTATTTTGGGACCATTTATATTATTGATAATAGTATTATTATTATTATTTTATTGGGTATTGGATCAATGGCAATTATTAGGTCGTTTTATAACTTATTTTATAAATTATCCAATTATATATATTCTTAATTTGATTATGAATTCAATGTATTATTTTGCATATTATGTTATGTTAATATTTGGACTTGTTATTGTTCATCCATTAAATATAATAATGTTAAAACTTCCTAATATTATGATATTTATTGTATTATTATTTATAATATTATTAGCAGATCCTTTATCTGCACTAAATATTGGTATAAATATGAGACCGTTCGCATTTGTATTATTGGATTTTGTATATATAACACTTGTACAATTAATAAAATTATTTATTAAACTTATTATAATAATATTTTCATACACTGCCGTATCAGTTCCAATATTAATATATGTATTTTATACATTATATAAAATAACATATCAAGACCTAAGTATTTTATCTGATCCACATATTAATTTCACTCCATACAAGTCTGGTATAATGATGATACACTTTCAAAAGATGCGCATTGATTATTTTAATAATGTTTTAAGTAATCATATTGATTTAGTTAAAAAATTGGGAAAAAATAATTAAATTATTTTGCTGTAACAATATAACTATAATAACAATCAACATAGTTATTTTTGGCATCTTCACAAGACATACCTTTAATACTATTCCATGCATCCCATTTTGAACAATCTTTCAAGTAAATAGCCCAAGGTTTTTCTTTATTGCAATTACCAATAGTAGCTTGCTTATAATATTTATAGAATTCAAGTTTTACATTATCGGGTAAATTAAAATCATCTAAATTTAATTTTTCTTGTTTTTTTAGCACTTCTTCAAAAGAAAGTTTATCGCCCATTTTTATAATATAAATTATTCTTTTTCTTATATAAATGTTATTTAAGAATATAATATATATAATATATGAAATAGATAATGATCATAGACGAATATCTAAACTATACAACGACATACAAAGAAAAATATGGCGAGAGATGTATAGTTTTAATGCAGGTAGGTTCGTTCTTTGAAATTTATACTATAACCGATAATATCACTGATAATGAAGTATTTATTATTGCTGATTTGTGTAGTATACAAACTTCGCGAAAAAATAAAGCAATAAGTGAAGTATCACGAGCTAATCCAATAATGGCTGGCTTTCCATTGCATTCAATTTCAAAATTTACACAAATTCTTCTTAATAATAATTATACTATTGTTTTAGTTGAACAAGTAACTGAACCACCTAATCCTAAAAGAGCTGTAACGGAAATTTTATCTCCTGGTGCAAACATCAATATATCCAATAAACAAAGCAATTATATGATGGTCATATTTTATGAAATTATAAATGGTTTTGTAATTGCGGGTATATCAGGTATTGATTTGTCAACAGGTAAAACTTTTGTTTATGAAGTAGGGTCAACAAAACAAGATCCTGAATTTGCTCACGATGAAATATTTAGATTTATTAGCACTTATAATCCAATTGAATTAGTTATACTTAGTGCACAATTAAAAGATGAAGATAAGAAAGCCATACTTAAAAAACTCAATATTAACAAAATTTTGGTACATTATAAATGGGATAATTGTGAATATATTAATTTCTTCAATAGTATCATAAATCAAAAAGAGATTCTTGATAAAGCTTTTTTTGTTAAAAAAGGGTTGATATCAATTATTGAATTGCTAAATTTAGAAAGATTTACTATTGCACGAGTAGCGTTTTGTTGTCTTTTACAATTTGCATATGAACATAATTCTGATATTATTAAAGAACTACAAGAACCTGAAATTTTTGAAAATAGTAAAAATATGACAATTGAATATAATTCAGCAGTACAGCTTAATATATTAAGACTTTACCAAAATGACAAACCATTAATTGATATTTTAAATAAATGTATTACCGCATTTGGAGCAAGAGCATTTAAAGATAAATTACTATTGCCTATGACAAATATTGAGAATATCAAAAAATCTTATGATGATATTGATATCTTGCTAAAAAACAAGATATTCCAAAATATTCGTAAATATCTATCAAATATTATTGATTTGGAAAGAATGAAAAGAAAGATGGTTTTAAATAAAATGCCTCCATTAGAATGGGTAGTATTTAATGAATCACTTGATTCTGCTATTAAAATTTATAATGAACTAAATATCAATGATGCTAATATTAATTTAAAAGATATTACTGATATTATATCATATTTCAATAATATTATTGATTTAGATAAAGCTTCTAAGTATAATTTATCTGATAAAAGTAATTTGGGTAATTTTTTTAAACAAGGAATTAATCCTGAAATAGATGAACTAGTAACAAAATCAGAGGAATGTTATAAAAATATTGAAAATTATGTTAATAATATTAATAAATTGGGGGCGAATGATAGTACATTTTGTAAAATAGATAATAATGACCGCGAAGGATATTATATTATTATAACAAAAAAACGTTATGAAACAGCTTGTAAGAAAAATAATAAATTAATGAGTGGTTTTAATACTAAATCAATGGCGGCATCACAAAATTATAAAATTACAAATAATGAAATAACAAAGGCATCAAATAATATTATTAGTTATAATGATAAAATATCACAATTGGTACTAACAAGTTATACTAAGTTTATAAATGATTTTATTGCAGATAATAATGAAAGATTAGATTATATTATTAAATATTTAACAAGAGTTGATATAGCATCTTGTTGTGCTAAAAATGCTTTTGAATATTGTTATGTTCGTCCAAATATTGATATGGAAAAAACACAACGCAAATCATCATTTATTTCTATGAAAAATATGAGGCATCCTATTATAGAAAGAATTCAAGATGATATTGAATATGTTGGCAATGATTTGGAGCTTGATCAAGATGGTATTCTACTATATGGTATAAATGCATCTGGTAAATCATCATTTATGAAAGCAATTGGTTTAAATATTATTATGGCACAAGCTGGTATGTATGTTGCAGCAGAATCAATGAGCTATTATCCATATAATAGTATTTTTACAAGAATTTCGGGAATGGATAATATTTATAAAGGTATGTCAAGCTTTACTGTTGAAATGACCGAATTGCGAAATATACTTCAAAGATGTGATAAATATAGTATAGTTATTGGAGATGAGATATGTTGTGGTACCGAATCAATTTCTGGAATATCTATTGTTGCAAGTGGAATTGATACATTGATTAAAAAAAGGTCTTGTTTTATATTTGCATCACATCTTCACGAACTAACAAAAATAACATGTATATCAAAACATATTAAAGATAAAACATTGAGTGTAAAACATATTCGTATTACAATTGATGATAAAAATAGAATTATATATGATAGAAAATTACAGGATGGTCAAGGATCTAAGATTTATGGAATTGAAGTATGTAAGTCTCTTGATATGCCACTTGATTTTATGAAAAATGCAGAAAAAATTAGAAAAGAAGTAGAGGGTATAAATAATGATATTGTTAAAAATAGAAAATCTAGATATAATAGCAATGTAATTGTTGATAAATGTAAAATATGTGATAACACAGCAGAAGAGACACATCATATTGTATATCAAGAAAAAGCTAATGATGAAGGATATTTATCAAGTTATCATAAGAATAGTAAACATAATTTAGTTGCTCTTTGCAAAGAATGTCATAAAAAGGAACATTTAGGAGAGTTGAAAATTAAAAAATATATTACAACATCTGATGGTGTGGTTTTAGATTATAATTTTAAGTAGTTTATTATTTTTTTTATTAATTTATATAAGCAAAATATATATATATGTGTATAACAGATAAATAAATGCGTGTATTAAAGAGAAACGAAGAGTATGAAGATGTCAGCTTTGATAAGGTTTTGATGCGTTTAAAAAAATTATCATCTGATTTAAATATTAATGTATCGGAGATTGCTCAAAAAGTATGTACGCGTATTTATGATGGAGTAAAAACATGTGAATTAGATGAACTAGCAGCATATCTATGTAGCAGCATGTCTATTGATAATCCCGATTATAGTACTCTTGCTTCACGTATTATTATTTCAAATCATCATAAAAACACGTCCCCTTCGTTTAGCGAAACAGTACAAATACTCTATGATAATAAAGATATTCATGGCGAAAATTCACCATTAGTTTCAGAAGAATTATATGATATCGTCTGTAAAAACAAAGAGAAACTAAATAATTATATTGATTATCAAAGAGATTTCCTTTTTGATTACTTTGGATTTAAAACATTAGAAAGAGCATATTTAATTAAAATTAATAAAAAGATTATTGAAAGACCACAACATTTGTGGATGCGCGTGTCATTGGGCATTCATGGCAATGACATTAGAGAAGTATTGCAAACTTATGATTTAATGAGTAAAAAATATTTTACACATGCAACACCAACTTTATTTAATTCAGGAACTAAAAGACCACAGCTAAGTAGCTGCTTTTTGTGTAGTGTAAACGATGATAGTGTCTCTGGTATTTATGAGTCTTTAAAAGAAATGGCTTTGATTTCTAAATATGCAGGTGGTATTGGTATTCATATTCATCAAATTCGTTCAAAAGGAAGCCATATCAGAGGTACTAATGGAACATCTAATGGAATAATTCCAATGTTACGTGTATTTAATAATACAGCGAGATATATTGACCAAGCAGGTAAACGTCTTGGAAGTATCGCTGTATATTTAGAAACATGGCACTATGATATTGAAGCTTTCTTAGAATTGAAAAAGAACCATGGGAGTGAAGAAGAAAGATGTCGCGATTTGTTCTTAGCATTGTGGGTATCAGATTTGTTTATGGAACGTGTCAAACAAAATGCTAAATGGTCTCTAATGTGTCCAGATCAGTGTCGTGGTTTAAGTGAAGTATATGGAGATGAGTTTAAAGCACTTTATGAAAAATATGAAAGTGAAGGTAAGTATAATAAACAAATTAATGCTCAAGATTTATGGTTTAAGATCCTTGAAGCACAGATTGAGCAAGGTGTCCCTTATATTTTGTATAAAGATGCAGCAAATAAAAAGAGCAATCAAAAAAATCTTGGAACAATTAAATCTAGTAATTTATGTGCAGAAGTGCTTATTCATTCATCACCAGAAGAAACAGGTGTTTGTAATTTAGCATCTATTTGTCTACCATCATACGTAGAAGATAGTAAATTTAATTTTGAAAAACTACATGAAGTTGTTAAAGTAGCTGCTAAGAATTTAAATAAAGTGATTGACGTTAACTATTATCCTGTAGAAAAAGCAAGAGTTGGTAATTTAAAACATAGACCTATTGGTATAGGAGTTCAAGGCCTTGCAGATGTATTTATGATGCTTAAATATCCATTTGAATGTAAAGATGCCACTGAACTAAATAAACAAATTTTTGAGACTATTTATCATGCTGCTATTGAATCATCAATGGAATTATCAAAAAAAAGAAGTAAAATTATTGGAGATATTTTAAACAATAATAGTAATGAAGATATTAATAAATATGTTAACGAATTTGAGAAAGATGTTATTAAAACTAAATATGTAGGAGCATACAGTTCTTTTGATGGAAGCCCAATTTCTCAAGGTTTATTCCAGTTTGATCTTTGGGGAGAACAACCAAGTGATAGATATGATTGGGGTAAATTAAGAGAAGATATTAAAGAATATGGTATAAGAAATAGCTTGTTAATTTCACCCATGCCTACTGCATCAACATCCCAAATAATGGGATTTAATGAGAGTTTTGAACCATTTACAAATAATATCTTTCAACGAAAAACATTAAGTGGTGAATTTATTGTTATTAATAAATATTTAATTAGGGATTTAATAAATAAAGGGCTATGGAACAAGGAGTTAAAGGATACTATTATTCTACATGAAGGAAGTATTCAAAATATTCCGGAAATTAATCAAGAAATGAAAGATTTATATAAAACTTCATGGGAAATTAAACAACGTATTGTAATTGATATGTCTGCTGATAGAGGTAGATATATTTGTCAAACACAAAGTCTTAATATTTTCATGGAAGAACCCGATTTTCAAAAGTTGTCGTCAATGCATTTTTACGGACATTCCAAAGGACTTAAAACTGGTTCTTATTATTTGAGAACAAGACCTAAGGCTAAAACACAGCAATTTACAATTGATCCTGAATTTGCTAAAAAGAAATTGATATGTGTAGAAGAAAATGGAGATAGTTGCGTACTATGTTCAGCATAATAAGTTATCTAATTTAATATTAGAGTAATGAAAATAAAAGGTGGAAATACTAAATTACAACAGGTTCAAGTAGGAAAGCAAGGATTTATTGGTACAGAATTAACAGATATAAAAATTAATCAAAATGTTTTAAATCCTATTTATAACAAAACAGCATCTATAAGTATAGTATATAATGTTGTTATAACAATTGTTTTTACTATATTATTTGGATTTTTAATATATGTTGGTTTTTGGATTAAAGACGTTGATATAAATAAATCAGAAAACGTTTTGGGTAAATATAAAAACGTAAAATGTACTCAGGAAATTATAAAAGATAAGGATAATAATAATAAATCTGTTAATGTTTGTAATGCAGTAATTGTTTACATGGTAGAAAAAAAGGAATATATTAAATCTTATAAAGCATCTAAATTAGTAAATGAAAATCAACCGGTTAAAGTTTACTATAACCCTGCTAATCCAGATGATTTTATAATTGAAAAAAACACATATTATTTTGGGCTAGGTATGATAATTGTAGGATTTGTAATAATAGTTTTATCATGGTTATGGTTAATGCTATCAATAGCATTTAAACCAATTGCATCTGCTTCTGGTGTAAATACAATAGGCGATGCTTTAAAATAAAAACTATTTAAAGAAATAATTATCTTATTTTTATATAGGGATAAAAATGGTAGCTTCTAATTTAGGATGTATTAATATATTTGATTTTAACAAGATTGTAAAGAAACTAAGAGCTTTCTTTGATAGCAAAGGCTTTATTGAAGTACATACACAAAATAGATTAAGTATTTTAGCAGCATGCGAAGATCCAAAAACTATATCAACTTATGAATATAGCGATCAAGTATGGCCTTTACCACAAACCGGTCAAATGTGGCTAGAATATGAAATATTAAAGAATCCTGAAATTAACGGGTGTTATTGTGTAAGCACAAGTTATAGAAATGAACCAAATCCTATCCCTGGTCGTCATGATAAAATATTTCCAATGTTTGAATTTGAATTAAAAGGTGACATGGAAGCAATGAAACAAATGGAAATTGAGCTTTTAAATCATCTTGGGTTCGATAATTTTTATCCAGATGGTAATTATCCCGAAGGCGATTATGTTGATGTTGCTAAAAAATATGGTACAAAAGAATTAGAACATGAACACGAAGAAAGATTACAAAAAGACCATGGTCAAGTATTTTTTCTTAAAAATTTTCCTAATTACAGCTCTCCATTTTGGAATATGAAGCAAGCAGAACAAAGTGATGTGGAAGGTGGACATGCTAAAAAAATAGATATAATTATAAATGGTATAGAAACTATCGGTAGCGCTCAACGCTCTTCTGACCCCGAAGAAATGCGTAAATATTTCTATGAAATTAGTGATGGTGGATATGCTAAAATATTATTTGACAAATTCTCAAAAGAACGTGTAGAAACGGAGCTTAATGAGTTTTTATCTAATAAATTCTTTGAACGTTCCGGAGGCGGTATTGGTATTACACGCTTAATAAAAGTAATGAAAGAAAATAATTTATTAGATTAATTAATTTTTTTTGTAATATATAAAAATAAAAGAATATTTATATATATATATATATGACATCTAAATTAAATAACGAATTCCTATTAAAAACTAGTGATCGTCTTACAATTTTTCCAATTGAACATAATGACATGTGGGAAATGTATAAAAAAGCTGTTAGTGCTTTTTGGACACCAGAAGAATTAGATTTAAGCAAAGATGTAGATGATTTTAATAAGCTCAATGATAAAGAGCGTACATTTATTAAACATATTCTAGCATTTTTTAGTTCCAGTGATACAATTGTAAATATTAATTTAGGTGAAAGATTTTTAAATGATGTTCAAGTATTAGAAGCTAAATTTTTCTATGCCTTCCAAATGGCAATTGAAAATATTCATTCAGAAACTTATTCACTTCTAATTGATACATATTTTAAAGACACCGCAGAAAAGTCAGAAGCACTAAATGCCATTAATTATATGCCTTGTATTAAAAGAAAAGCAGATTGGTGTTTTAAATGGATTGAAGATGAAAAAGCACCATTTTCCCAAAGATTGCTAGCATTTGCACTTGTTGAAGGTGTATTTTTTAGTGGAGCATTTTGCAGTATATTTTGGCTAAAAGAAAGAGGTTTAATGCAAGGTCTATCGTTTTCAAATGAATTAATTAGTCGCGATGAAGCTATGCATGTTGAGTTTGCTGTATTACTTTATTCTAAAATTGAAAATAGACTTCCTCAATCAACAGTACATCAAATTGTAAAAGAAGCTGTGGAAGTTGAAAAAATATTTATTAATGATAGTATTCCTTGTTCCATGCTTGGTATGAATGCTGATTTAATGTGTCTATATATTGAATTTGTTGCAGACAGATTGCTAACACAACTAAATTATGATAAAATTTGGAATTCTTCTAACCCATTTCCTTTTATGGAACGTATTTCAATTGAGTCCAAGTCAAATTTCTTTGAAAGTCGCGTATCGCAATATAGTAAAGCTAATGTTGGAAGCAAAAAAAATCATTCGGAACTTCGCAAATTTGATTTAGAAGCAGATTTTTGATATACTTAAAGATATTAAAATATAATTTAACTATATAATGAATAAAATTTTCAATATATTTAATGAAATAAAAAAACAAATTATATACATAATAAATGATAATGATATATTATATACAAATAAATATTTTTCATGCTTAAATGAAATACTAAATGTATTAAATAAAACATTATATAAAATTCAAGATATATATTATAAATATATATTATATCCTAAATTGAAAAAACTTTGATTATTTTTATTTTATTTTATTACGAAATATCTTGTTGTGATAAACATAACTTAATTTCTCCAAGTGAAGCAATTGTATATCGTAAAATAATTGGATAGTTATTTTTAAGATATATTTCTACATTATTAGAAAGATTTGTACATTTTGTAAATATTGATAGATATTTAAGACTAAATATCCCTTGTATAATTTCTTGTTCTTCGTTTGTACTATTTTTTTTTATAGTAATTGATTGTGTTTTTTCAGAGCCCAATATAGTTTCTTGATGACAAAAATCTCCTTTACAACTTAATATTAATTTATCACCTATATTTCTAAATTCAATGAATTCAGCAAGATTATGCATGTCTCTTATAATTTTTTGTAAATAATTAGAAGGCATATTAATAATTGTATGAAAATCAACAGGTGGTATTTGTATATTTAAAACATCTATATCTAATACTGATAATTTATAATTAGTTTTATAATTCTTATCATTATTATCTATTGTTATACCAAGATGGTTAGGGTCATCTTTTAATATATATAAAGACAATATATCATTATTTGTAATTGTTTTAATTAATGCGTGTAAACGCAACATATTAATACCAACATAAGTTTTCTTTTCACATTCATATATTTCAAATTTATCTGCTTCTAGCTTTAAATGTATAAGTACTATATGTGTATTATCCATTGCAACAATTTTAATACCAGTCTCATCGAATTCCAAATTAACATCCATTAAAATTTCTTTTAACGCATCAATAACCTGTTTAAAAGTAGATGCTTGTATAGTTTTTATATTTAAGATGTATTCGCTGTTATTATTTTCCATATCAATAATTATTAGTTAATAATAATTCCTTAAATAATAATTAATTACGTTTCTTTACAAATTATTTTATCAAATCTAATAGTCTTAATGGGATATGTGTAACCAGGTATTACTTTTAATAAAAGTAATATAATTATAATACTTAAAACTATATTTACATTATAATTACCTTCTTTTAATAATGGTTTAATAAAGTTTTCATATTTTACTGCATCATAAATATTGTCATCTATTTTTGATAATATTATTTTTTTATCTATTTCTAATAAAGTTTTTGGCGAATATTCATTATAATATTTTTTTAATACTATATTTGCCAACGTAAATATTATTACACCAGTTGCTATACCTTTTATTAAAAATAAATCCCCATACATTGATTTTTTTGCTTCATTCATCATTTCAATAAATGATTTCTCTGAATTATTATGTACTCCTTGTTTTATTGTATAATCTCCTAATTCTATAAAATATTTATTATCATTATCTTTAATATAGCAACCTTCTTTTAAATATATTTTTGTCAATAATGATGAAAAAAATATTGGTTCTAATTCTTCTTCATTATTTTTATTATCAATATTTTTACTTACACCATCTCCCCACCATAATAATGATAATATTGATTTAAAATTATTATTTAAAAAATCTAATTCACCAAATATACATTTTAAATCTCCAAAATAAGCCTCAAAATTAGCAATAATATATTCATTAAAAATTTTATCTATAAAATTTTTTTTATCTTTTGGTTTATTTGTTACTTTAAAATATTTTGTAACATCACTACTACCATCACTACTACCATCATTATATTTAGTATATTCAATATAATATTCATTTTCATTTTCATTTTCATTTTCATTTTCATTATTAAAAAATGTACTAATTTCAAGTAATTCTTTTTTACTTAAATAACTGGTTCCTCCATTATTAATATTATCATTTAATTTTTCATTAATCACATCAATTATTTTTGTATTATTTGTACTAATAGTACTAATAGTTAAACTATTAAAATTTTCTATATTTTCAAGATACATATTTTTATTACTATCACCGACATTTAAATTTGATTTTTCACAATTATCAATGAATTTACTAAATACTTTTACAACATCTACACTAGTATTTTCATTTATTTTGCAAAGTTTCTTACATAATTTAAGAATATTTAAACAAATTGTTTTATCATTTTTTTCATCATTTTTTTCAAAATGGTCATTTATTTCCATATTATAAAAGTTATTTTTATTTGTATTTTTAATAATTCTTATGAGTTTATCTTTATATTTATTATCAATTATTTTATTATATTCTCCATACAAATAGTTTTCAAATGTGCTTTGGTCATCTTCATATTTGTTATAATAATTATTTCCGGGATTATTAAAATTATTACTTATTATAAATAATATTAAAGCAGAAGCATATCCAACATATATTATATTTTGATTTTCAACATAAAAACTATCTCCAATTATTTCAGATGTCTTACTTCTTCCTACATATTCAGCAATAATTGAAATAAGTATTATTAATACAAAAAATGTAAAAATTAAATTGTATATCTTGAATAATATCGTATTTATATTTATTGTTAACACAATATCCTTATTATAATTTGTACAATTTCCTTTAACCACAAACGAATTTAATAATATTTTATATCCAAACATTGTTGATACAGGAACATTCATATCATTTACATTTTCACTATTATCACTATCATACCATACAAATAAGGCATTATATACACTATTTAAAAAAACTAGTGAAGATATTATAAATACAATTATTATAAATATAACTACTAATTTTTGTCTAATTATTGTAAAATTACTCATTTATTATAAATGGGACTTCTTATTTATTATAATATTTTAAATTACTTTAAATTACACCATATATTGCAGTTTCTATTTCATCTTTTGCTACTTTTATCCATTCTATTGTTTCTTTTATTTTTTCTTTTAATTCTGGTGTACTTTCGTCATAATATAACATAGCATATAATATTATCAAAATTACAATAAAGTTTACACCTATTTCTAATGCTAAATATAAATTAAAAAAATATACTGGCATAAAAAATTTTAGATTATCATTAGCATTATCTACATTTTCAACAAATGTTTTTATTTTTTTATTAATTAAATCTATAACATTTTTATATACAAGATCATAATCTTTTCCTTTATTATCTACATACTTTTTTAATATTTGATTTTCAATAGCATATTTAATATTATTCAACTGATTTCGTGTATCGGTAATATCTAACTTTTCATATAATAATGAACGTAATGTTAATGTATATTCAATATCCTTATCTATATTTTTATCGCCAACTTTTAGGATATCTCCTATTATTAATTTATTCAATTTTAATATTATATATGGGTCTTCTTTATTATTATTAATAACATACATGTAAACCATAATTATAAATAACTGTGATGCTAATAGTTTATCCACCGGCGTAGCAGCAATAGTAGCTGATGATTCACCTAAACATACACTAACTTTACTATAATGATAATTTATACATTCGTCTATATATTCTTTTAATTTATATATTTTTGTATAATTTCCTACATTAAATTTTTTATTAACTAATAATATTTTCTTTGTAAACAAATCTATCTGAGTTTCAGCATCATTTGTTTGATCCTCAAAATTTACAATAGTATCTCTTTTATCCAAATATCCATTATGAGATAAATATTTTAAATTATCAATACTTTTTTTTTTTAATTTTTGAATATCAGGATCACTATTATTTTTATTATAAAATAAAATAATTTCACTAAATTCACTTTGTACATGCAAATCTATTTTAAGTATTTCATTATACATTTTATAGATTCTATCATAGACATTTTCAATAAATATTTTTTTATACAAAGTACTATGAAGCATGCAATATAAAAGAACAAATATGATAATAATTATTGCACTAATTTTTTTATTATAAATATGTCTAAAAATACTTTCTTCTTCGGATATATTTATATCACGTATGGTAGATAATAAGTTACTTGTAATTGTTATAATAACTTTTATCATAAATATAAATATAATTATAAATATAACAAATATAATCATTTCATAATATCTGTTATTTAGATGAACATATAAATATGTCGCTTTATCATCATAAAGAGAGAAGCTACTGAAAAATTCCCATAAATACCTAGATATATTTTCAAAAAATCCTAAATCTTCATTTATTTTTTCGTATTTACAATATATAATATTACCATCATTATCTTTTTTATCAACAGGTGATTTAATATAAACATAAGTATCATCTTTATTTTTTTTTATTTGTTTTTCAATATATGAATAGTCATAATAATAGATTACATATCTAAAATCATTATAATTGTTTTCATCATAACCTTTAATATCGTCAGTAAAATTTGGATTATCAAATTTTCCTTCTTTATATATTTTAAATGTATTTGTTCTTTTATATCGTATATCCTTATTCTTGTTTAGTAAATAAACATAATTTATCAACATATAATTATAAATTGTGTTTAATTTGAAAAATGGTGAGTTATTATAGGTATATTCTTTTCTAATTGCATTAATACTATACACGCTATACAATGTATAATTTATTATTGCAATTACTGTTATAATAAAAATTAATGCTATTATTAAATAAATTATATAACCTATTACAATTGTAGTATTTTCATTATCCATGATTTTATTAATCCCTTAATTAATATCTATAAATTAATAATCATTGCTCCAATTATCAAAATAAATAATGTGAATAATACAATTAGTGTTTTAAGATAATCTTTTAACCACTCTTCATATGTTATATTAATCCATCCAGTTTCTAATATAAAAAATGTCAATGCAAATATTGATGCTATAAATCCAGACATTGTTATAAATAATAACCATATTTTATAATATATTGTATTATCTTCATGATAACTATTGATATTTCTAGAATATTTTGATATTCTATCTTTTATTTCATTATACTTAACTTTTAATTTTTCACTACTAGGTAATCCATGTTCAAGTTTAGTATTATCAACATTAAAATCTGGACTAGCAAAATCAGGAGGATATATAAATAAATTTTTATTTGTTATTTCTTCATATTCGGGTAATATAACATTTTTTTTAGGATTATTAAGCATATGATAAAAACATTTCTCAGTTGGTGGAATATAATTTGTGTTAGGTTCAACAGGATTTGGTTTTAATGATTTTATTTTAATTGTTTTAAAAGCAGCATCTTCACTTACTATATAGGTTATCATTAATTTCAATCTATTATCAATTTCTTCTTTAAAAAAATACTTCATTACATTATTTACATCTCCACCTCCATATTTTTTTATTGCATTTTCACTTTTAATAAAATTAGATAATTTTTTGGGCAAGCTATTACCATCATTCTTAATTAATTCTTGATATAGTTCAGGTATTATATATTTTTCAAATTCATCATTTATCTCCTTCATATTACCGTAAACTTCTGTATCAATAACATTTAAATTATTATAATAATTATAAATATAATATATTAATATTAAAAATACTATCAATATATAAATTGATAAATATTTTAAGAAATTATAATCAGTTTTATTTGTTAAATCATAATTAAAATATTTACTATATCCAACTAACTTTATTTCTTTAATAATTCTTACATATGATAAAGCATCAACAATATAATTAAACCAAAATATAATAAACAATATAAAATATATTGTAAACCACATTAATGTTTTTTGATCAACAATCAATGAATTAGTTTCATATAAATTGCAATATTTTTGATATAAACTATCATTATATGGAGAACATGAATTAACTGGTTCTGATAATATATTATATCTACTTATTAAAAATTGAATGATATCTAGTAAATTCAATAATAATATTGTTAAAAATATTAAAATAATTACAAACAAAAATATATTATCTATTATTCTTGTATTATCACTATTGTAAACTCTAATAGCAGTATCTACTAAATCGCTAAAACTCATTTGTTAATCTTAATATATGTATTTATAAAATATTAAAATAAAAATAATTTATATTGCTTTAAATATCCATAATAGTAAAAATATTGCTATTGGATAGCTAATTCTTAATAATAACTCTTGAAAATCAGTTAATACATTATCTCCAATATATTTGCTTATATAATGTGTTATCATTCTATCAATTGATATACCTAGAACAATTACTAATGAGAATAAAGCAAGTTTAATAATCTCTGTTTTTTTCATATTCATTTTATCCATAAAAGTGTATTCAACACGTCTTCTCGAATTACTATCTTCTTTTTGCACAGGTTTTTGTTGTTGTACATGTTGAGGTTGTTGTTGCATCTGTTGTTGTTGCATCTGTTGTTGTTGCATCTGTTGTTGTTGCATCTGTTGTTGTTGCATCTGTTGTTGTTGAATCTGTTGTTGTTGCATCTGTTGTTGTTGAATCTGTTGTTGTTGAATCTGTTGTTGCTGTTTTTCTTCTTGTTCCGTACTAGGTTGTAAAGCCATTTTATGTAATTGTTGGCTTGATAATTGCGAAGAATACATTCTTTCACCTTCTCTTTCTCCTATTTGGTCACCTATCAAATTATCATCTGAACCATATAATAAATTTAAATCAGTCATAATATCCTACTTATATAAATATAAATTTATTATTTATAAAATAAATAATCTTTTAGTATAACAGATTATAATAATAAAAATATGGATTATGAAATGATATTCAATTATATATCATTAATATTAGCAATTTGTATTTTCATTGTAATGTTATATATTTGTTATAGTAAAAATACTATTGAAAGATTTGAAACAGAAGGTGAAAAAGTAACAGCTACTGGAAAAGCTAAAATTGGTGGCGTTTCAAAAGTAGAGGTTACCAATGGTGGTTCTGGTGTTGAAGAAGGTACTACTATTGAGTTTTCTGAACCCGAAGAAGAAGGTGGTGTCAGGGCAGAAGGCACATCATTAATAGCTGATGGAAAAGTTACAGAAATTAAAGTAACAAAGAGTGGCAGTGGATATACATCAGCACCAAAAGTTAATTTTAAAGGAGCAGGAACAGGATTAGAAACAATAGTAAAACTTGGTGCTATATCTAAAATAGAAATAACAAATCCGGGAAAAGGTTACGTTTATGTACCAACAATAGATATTGGAGAAACTCCATTGGGTGGTGTTAAAGCAGAAGCAACGGCTATTGTAAAAAATGGTGAAATAACAAGTGTTACTATTGATAATGGTGGCGAAGGATACAAAGCAGATTTTGATGTAACATTTCAAAGTCCACAAGATACCGAAGATGATACTAACCCATTTCTTTCACTAGGTGACAAAAAAGAAGCAGTTTTAAAACTTTTAGAAGATTGTGCCAAAATAACAAAGGATAAAAAAGATAAAATTAAAAAAAGTATTGAAGATGATAAATTAAGAAAATTAGAAGTTGAAGAATTAATATCAAATATTAAATAAGTAAATTAATCTTCTTCTGATGAAGAAGATTCATTCTCATTAACGAAAAAATTATTGTATTGTTGTAATAGCATACCTTCTTCACTATACATATTTTCTTTTTTCTTATAATCCATAATATTATCTCTGGAAAAATCTTCTTCATCATCATCGCTATCTCCTTCTATTTCTTCTTGATTATATTGATAATCAAGATAATTCATTTTATATTCGGGATTTAATAATGATCCTTCTGGAAATTTTTTCTGTATTGGTTCATAATAATATATAGCAAACACAATATTATGATTTACTCCTTTAAAATCATAAAGTGTTCCATTGTTTGTTTCAAATCTAAGTGTCATTTTTGCTAACTTACCTATTGGGTGAAACTCTCTTACTGGTAATTTTGTAATACTTAATCTTTCACTATTAATACCTACACTATCAACACGAAATTTGGCCAAACCTAATGTATATTTAGAATATGATAATGAACCATATAAATGCTCTTCAATCTCTGGACATTTCATAACAATATATTTATTACCAATAAAATATATAATACCCGGTGATACTATTTTATATATATCTACTATACCATTATTAAAGTATTTAACTGGATTATCATTAATAACACTATGAAATATTTTCACCATATTATCATTATTATATCTATAAATATCTTTGTATATATATCTACCTTGTGTATTTTGATTAGCATACAAATCAAATCCTAAATTTTCAGATATCGTAGATCTTTTCATATCTAAAATAAAAGGTTTTTTTGAATATATATCAATTAAATTTGTTAACTCTGATGGGTCAGAGTGTTCTTTGAAACCTATTTCAAAATTATTTAATTCATCATAATTAGTAAAAAATGTTTTTAGTGTATAATCACCTGGCATAATGTCAATTTTGTTAAATACATCTTTGTAATTAATTTTTTTTTTATGACCAAAATTTTCCAATGTATTATCATTAATTTCATTCATTTTATACCATATTATTAAGTTACTTAATGTATTTTTATGATTATTATTATAACAATAATTTATATCATTTTGATTTAGTACTCTATTATATATTTTAAAATCTTTAATATTTAAATTTTCCGTATCCCAGTCACCATTATCTAAATCTAAGCGTTTTCCAATATATTTATCTGTATAAAATACATTTTTTATTCCAATAGATGAGTCATATATTACTGATATATGATATCCCATATCATTTTTTATATTTATTACCCATGTGTTATTTTCAGATATTGTCCATACAATATGAGTAAAATTATCTAAATTAATATTATAGATTCTTTTTTTATTAGTATCATTACCAATTTCAAACAATAAATCATAAATTTGGTTTTCTTTATCTAGTCTAATTAATTTTACTATTATTGGTGCATTTTCAGATGTTTTTGGATTTATTAAATGATTATAGCTGAAATATAATAAAGTATATGAATTATTATCACCAATAGAATTATATAATGAAGATGCAGTTAATTTTAAACTAATTGTAATTCCTTTTGTTTCTCCACCTATACCACCTGAATTATATATATTGTATAAATTTACTACATTTTTAATATATACATATCCTTTATCATTAATATTTAAAAATTTATTATCTACTATCGAAGCATTTGTTATAACTGCGTCGGCTTCTATTTCATCTGTCACGCCATCTTTTATAAGACTATCATTATCATCTTTACCAATATAATAATATATTGAATTATTATCTGTATCCACATTATACATCGTTCTTGGTATACTTGCATCAATAATTTCCATACCTATAATATTTTTAAAAGGCGTACTAAACTCAACAACATAGTTGTTTGGGTCTGGGTAAATAGTTCTATCTCTATCACTACTATCAATTAAAAAAGTATATGTTTGTTTAATACTATTTGCTTTCAAATAATTAACGTCTTCTATAGACATATATACCTCTATTATTAATTAATATTGTATTGTTTTATATAAAGCATTTTATATTTTGAGTACATAATTTTAATAATCTCTTTAAATTTTAAAGTTTTATAAAATTTAAATAAAAATAAAATTATGTACTCAAAATATTGTTTGTTTTAATGATTTACCTTTCCCCTTAATTCTCTTTAATTTGGTTTTTAATTTTGGAAAGTATTTAATTATAAAATGTGTAATATCATCATCATTTCTACATTTATATATTTTCAAAAAATCATTGATATATACATATAATATTGTTTTATATACAACATAACAATAACAATTTGTTTTTTCAAACCATTTGTAATCACCTTGATGGTCTAATACATTTTTAGCAATTTTTAAGCTATGTTCTTTATCTTTTTTTAATAACTCTTTAAATTTCTTGCCTGTTTCAAGTGAATAAAATATTGTATTTAATATACATGCAAAAGTTTCAATGATGGCTTCATTTGGTATTAGTAATTGTCTTTCACTAATATTGCTGAGTTTTTTTAATATTTGCAAATTATGAGGTTTCCAACCATCGTAATGCATAGTAATATTATGATGTAATAACTCATGTAATATTACTTTTTCATAATCTTGATATCTTACTATATATATATTATTACCATTTATGTAAGTAAATCCACCATTTATATTTACAGCATTTACACTCATATGTTTTTTTGGTAAAGTACGCTTACCAGGATACATAATAATATAATAATTGAAATCTTTTATTATATTATATAATTGTGCTGTAAGATATACACGATAAATGCTTTTACATAAATGTTCACGTTTTTTCCTACTTATAGTACCTTTTACAATAATATTGAATGTAATATTTTTATAAGATATTCTGTAACATTTATTACAAGAATTATAATAATCTATTACAAATTTCCAATAAAAAAAACTATCATTTAATAAAAGTCTCTTGACATCACCAAAATAACTGCAATCAATTTCTTTTATTATACATTCTTTTATATCAAATTTATAAGCGGATTTAAACACACGATATAAAATATCTAAATTTCCTGGACAATTAATATTCATTAGAAATAAAAAATTGTTTAGACTCCTTAATAATATTAGATATATATTTATCTTCTTTTAGCTTTGTTCCAATAAATAATAACTTAGATGACATCATTTCAGTTTTGCTATTGACACTATTTGTTTTATTTGCCCAATGTATAGATCTTTCAATAAATAACTTACATACATTGTTTCTTATTGCATTTTTTAATTTTTCACATTTTTTATCAGTATACCATATATCATTTTCAAAATACTCCCATACATTATTTTCAATATATCTAAAATCACTTTTTAATATTTTATATATAGCATTTGCTATATCATAATCACTATTATTTGTAATACAATCGTCTATAATTTTATTCATTAAATATATAATATATATATAAAATAAATAACATAATGCTTATTTATAAAAATGTTAAAGGCGATAAATGTAGTGTTGAAAGCTCTTTAAAAGAATGCAATAAGGCTTTAAATCCAGATAATGCTCAAACATTCTTGAAATTTGAAAGATGTATTAATTTAACTTTTAAAGAATATGATGAAAAAGAATATATAAATGACAATATTTGTTGCATTGAATTTGAAACTACAATAGATAATATTAAAAATGAAATTAAAAATAGAATACGCAATATTCCGAGAGTTGATGCTTTCCAGGGAAAAGTCCCATTGCCTGTTTATGTGATGATAGCAAAAGTTATAGAGTATGATCCAAATGATAAAAATGCAAATACAATTAAAGTATTTTTAGACGAATTGGATGATGTAAATATGGTTAAAAGTTTAAACAAAATACAAAATTCATTCAAAAAAACTTCTTTGGTTAAATATACATTTCAAGGTAAATACAAAGTAGTAATTTATATACCAAATTTTATGAAAATTAAAAAAGGAGCTAATAGAAATAAATATACCTATTTTCCATCACTTGAATCAGTATCTCAGCAAAATAAATGGATGAACTTTGTTGTTAGTAAAAAATCTATGTATTTTCGCGCAGTTAAACAAGATACGGATTATACAAAAGAAGTAATTGATAAAATTGGAGTTGATGAATATTATGATTTATCACCACGTGATAGAAGAAAAAAACAAAAAAAAATAATTAAAAAAAACAGAGATAATTGGAAGAACGATTTATTATTTTATGAACTGGAAAAAACATGCTTTAATATGGGGTGTGTATCAGATCTTGGTGAAGATTTTGAAGAGTTAGTTCCTAAATATAGTATGGATGGTGCAGAAATGGATAACAATTCAAAGAAAAAATCACCATATTATCCATCTAAATGTTTTCAAACTAAAAATTATAAAGATTACATGTTTGATGATAGTGGAGAAGGAGAAGATGATGCCATTGAAAAAAAAGAAAAATATGCAGAAGAAGCCATTGATATTATGAAAGAGAAATATGAATCAGCAGAAGATGCAAAAAAAGCTATGGAAAATAATGAAGAGCCTGGTGAAGATTATTTTAGTGGTTCATTTGATTCTTTAATTAAAACCTCTGTATCAGAAGCACGAAGTGAAGTTTATGATAAACCAGGAAAAAAACCGCATCAATATTCAAAAGCTTTTAATAATAATATATTAAAAGATTTTGCTAGACGTAATAACAAATATCCTGGAATACCCGAAATGACATTTCGTTTATATAAATTAGAACAAAATAACAGCGAATTTAAAAGTTTATTTCATTATATGCCATGGGGGGATATGTTACTAACACAAGAATATGTATTAAATGAAGGTGAAATAATAAGAATGGATGATCCAGTCATTGATAAAAAAACACTAAATGTCAGTATAAATCAATTAGCATTTAAATCATTTAATAATAGATTTGAAATTAAATTTAATAGCAATAGTATATTAACTGTATATGATAATGGAAGAAATATTGGTTCTTTAAATGGAGCACAAAGCATAAATATGTCACCATTTAAAAATAGAGTTTTAAAATGCGAACTCAATAATATTCATATATATGGAGAAGATGTTCATGAACAAAATGACAATCGAGGTACATTACAATTAACTATTAAAGATTCAAAAGCAAGAATACCATGTAGTATAATTGTTGATCCAAATAATGGAAGTTTAGTAATTTATGATTTAGGATTTAATGTAGTTAATTAATATAGAAAAATTTTATTAATAGATAATAATACAATATATTAGGAAAGTATGATTAGTAGCGAATGGGATATATTAGATTTATATTTTAAAGATCATAAATATCCATTTACTGGACATCATTTAGATAGTTACAGAGATTTTATTAAATCCCAAATACCTTATATCATTAAATCATATAATCCTATAACAATGATTAAATACGATGATTATGATAATATAACTATGAAAGTTAATTTATACGTTGGTGGAGAAAATGGTGATGAAATTTTTGTAGATAGACCAACAACATACGAAAACGGCACCCCTAAACTAATTACTCCTAATGATGCACGCATGAGAAATTTAACATACGAATCACATATATTTGCAAAAGTATTTATTAAAATAACTACACATGATTCAGCAAAAGAATTTACTAAAACTTTCAATAATGTTGCTATTGGTAGTATACCTATTATGCTTCATAGTGATACATGTATTTTAAAAAATCAAGGTTCTAATATTTTACGTAGATTAGGTGAATGTCCGTATGATACTGGTGGGTATTTCATTATTGATGGTAAAGAAAAGGTAATTGTCGCACAAGAAAAAATAGTTACAAATAAGCTATTTGTTACAAAATTACATGACAATAATGAAGGCTTTGGATATAAAGGTGTAATAAGATGTGTTGCTGATAAAGGTGCAATGGCACCAAGAACAGTAGAATTTTATTATGTTGAAACACCAGTTATTGATGCCATGTCTAATGAAGATATTAAAATAAAAAATTCTACTTTAAAGGATTTAAAGGACTATCTTTATGGTTCAATATATGTTTCACTGCCATCATTTAATGGTAAAGTACCTTTATTTATACTATTTCGTGCATTTGGTATTGAAAGTGATAAAGAGATATATAATACTATATTTGGAAATAAACTAAATGATAATGAAAGAAACTACTTTGATGATTTAATAAGACCTTCTATAATGAGCACGACATATATTGAAGATGGTTTTGAATATAAAATTTATACACAAGAAGATGCTATAAAATATCTCAGAAATAAAGTTAGATATGGAACTTTTGAGCATGTTAAATCTACTTTAACAATGGATGTATTTCCGAATATATCAGATTTCAATAGTAAAGGAAAATATCTAGGATATCTTGTATTACAATTTATTAAAACATTTATCAATGTAATGCCTATTAGTGATAGAGATAGTTATATTTATAAACGTGTTGACATTAGTGGTTTTATGCTATCAGAGTTATTTCAAGAAGCATATCAAAAGTTAAGAGATAGTATCCGTAACACGATGGATAGTATGTATTATTATGGTTCATGGAAACAACAAGATAATTATGATAATTTCATTAATGAACATAATATTTATAAATTAGTTTCAGCAATGATAGTAACAGATACCTTCAATAAATCTTTAAAAGGTAGATGGGGTCTTGCAACAGATGAAGATCCTGAAATGGGTAAAGTACAAGATTTATCACGCATTAGTTACATAGGATATATGTCACATTTGCGTCGTGTTAATATACCAATAGATAGAAGTATTAAAATAACAGGGCCACACAGATTACATTCACAACAATGGGGAATGATGTGTCCATTTGAAAGTCCTGATGGTGGTTCAATTGGATATCTTAAAAATCTATCATTACTTGCTAAAATAACAGCAGGTTTAAATATAGATAATATTGAGCAATGTTTAATTGATATTGGTATTATTCCATTGAAAAATTATAATTTATATACAAATAAAAATATAACAAATGTATTTTTAAATGGAACTCTATTTGGTATTACAGGCGACCCCATATTTGTAACACGATTACTTAAAGCATTTAGAAGAAATGGATTAATCAACATATTAATATCTATATCTTGGCATATTCCAACAAATGAATTACGTATATTTACAGAAGCAGGTAGACCATGTCGTCCTCTACTTATATTAAAACCCAATAAATCAGGTGATAACGAAATAGCAGTATATAAACACAAATATACAAATTGGTTTGATATGTTAAATGGGTTATCTATTAAATTAAACGATGACGAAAAAACAGATGATTATTATTATAGAGATATATATACAAACCCTCTTGATATAAGTATTTCTAAACATACTTATTCTGCTACTGGCGGTGCTAGTTATAATTCTTCTGAATATGATAGTAAATATTATGAAACAAATTATCAAGGTGGAGGACAAGACGATGCAAATGAAAGTCTAGGAGGTGTTGAAGAAGAAGGTATTTTTAATTTAATAACTAAAAAATTATTTAATTATGAAGGAGGTAAAAAAGAAGAAGATTACAACGATAATGAAGATGATGAACATAATAGCTATTATAGAGATAAATATAAGAAAATATTAGCTGTATTAGAAAATAACGCAGCATGTATAGAATATCTTGATAATGATGAAACTGACACGTGTTTAATTGCAATGAATAAAGAAGAAATTACCCCATATCATACACATTTAGAAATACATCCTTCAACTATATTAAGTGTTGTAAGTGGTAATATTCCAATGTGTAACCATAATCAATCTGTGCGTAATGTTTTTCATGCTGCTCAATCTAAACAAGCAATAAGTATGTATGCAACTAACTTTAATAATCGCTTTGATACTATGAGTTATGTCTTACATTATCCCCAACGTGCAATAATAAATACAAGAATAGCACAATATACATCAAGTGATACTATGGGGAATGGTTTTAACACAATAGTAGCAATAATGACATATTCTGGATTTAATCAAGAAGATAGTATTATGATAAATCGTGCTACAATTAATAGAGGTCTTAATTCACTTGCATATTATAAATCTATTACAGCAACTTCTAAAATTATTTCTCAAAATGAAAGAACTATATTTGGAAATCCTATTAAAATGAAGGAAGAAGGAATAAAAGTTTTGGGAATTAAAAAGAGAGACTATTCTCATATCAACGATAAGGGATTTATTAAAGAAGGTACATATATACCACAAGGCCAAGAAGTTATTATTGTAGGTATGTTAAGTGTTAAAGAGATTTATAAAGAGGTAAAACGTGGTGTATTTATTGAACAAGTCAAAGAAACTATATATACAGATATATCAATAAGTACTGATAATTCACTTTATGGTACAATTGATAAGGTTTATATATCAAATAAATTGGCTGGTGAAGATTCTATAATATGTAAAGTTAGATTTTTAAAAATTAAAAAACCTGAATATGGTGATAAACATGCTTCGCGTCATGGTCAAAAAGGTGTATTGGGTATGATTATACCAGAAGAAAATATGCCATTTACAAAAGAAGGTGTTAAACCAGATATTATTATAAATCCTCATGCTATCCCTTCAAGAATGACGATAGGACATTTAGTAGAATGTATATTTGCTAAAATGTGTTGTTTAGATGGTATTATGGGAGACGCTACTGTATTTATACCAATAGATAATGAAAAGATATATAAGAGACTTGAAGATAAAGGTTTTAATAAACATGGTAATGAAATATTATATAATGGTTTTACTGGTAGACAAATAGAAACTGAAATATTTATTGGACCAACATATTATTTTAGATTAAAACATATGGTTGCAGAAAAATTAAATGCTCGCGGAATAGGTAAATTAGCAGGATTAACACGACAACCTACCGAAGGAAGACGTAAAGGAGGTGGTTTACGTATTGGTGAGATGGAAAGAGATACTGTATTAAGTCACGGATTATCACTATTTTTAAAAGAAAGTATGATGGAACGTTCTGACAAATATACATGGTGTGCATGTAAAAGATGTGGAACACTTGTTGCATTTAATATAACTGAAAATATTAATACTTGCAAAAATTGTAATAATGACGATGTATCTGTAATACAAACTCCTTATACATTCAAATTATTTACACAAGAATTAGAAGCAATGGGTATACAAATGAGAATTAATACAGAACATATAGAACTGCCAATTGAACAAGTATATCTCAATAGAAATGATGATAGTGATAATGAAGATGGTGATGAACTTGATGATATCGAATTGTTTGATTATGAAGATGACACATTTATAAAAGATGAAAAATTATGGGAAGAACAATATAATTTTAAAGAACAAGTTTTCAAACAAAGTGGAGGAAGTATAATTGAAAAATATGAAGAAAATAATGATAATAGTAATGATGAAGAATTAGATGGTAGTAGTAACGCGAGTGACGCGAGTAACGCGAGTGACGCGAGTGATGATGAAGAATTAGATGATGGTAGTAAAGCGAGTGACGCGAGTAACGCCAGTGACGCCAGTAACGGCAGTGACGATGAAGAATTAGATTGTGGTAGTAAAGCGAGTGACGCGAGTGACGATGAAGAATTAGATGGTGGTAGTAAAGCGAGTGACGGCAGTAACGGCAGTAACGGCAGTGACGGCAGTGACGACATTGAAGATGAAGAATTGGAAGGCGGTGGAGATACAAGTGGTATTGAAGATGCAAGAGAAGATAATATCGAAGCAAATGAGAACAAAGAAGTATCTGATATTAGTGAAGGAGGTATAGCAAGTGATATAAGTGAAACTAATGATGATATAGAATATTTAGATGATGGCGGAGTTAAAATTCAGGAAGGTGGTAATAGTGAAAATATTAAAGTTATTGAAATACAAGAATAAAAAAATAATGTATTAATAAGAGAACTATATCAAAATATAATGGAAGTTGTAGAACTTTTAGTTTATATAATACTTGTATTTGTACTTTTATCATTAATTGGTATAATGAGCTGGTTATTATATGATTATAATAATCTTAAAACTAAATTAACAGGAGATTTTCAAACTATTAATAATACTTTTTCAAGCCACAAAAAAAAAGATAATACATTAGAAGATGATATTAATAGCAATAGTTCAAATATAATTAATACTAGCAATTATGTAGATTTAAATGCTTTAAATACTAGTAATTATGTTGTTGATGTTAAAACAAATATATCCAGTGATTTAACTCAATCAGCATCATATACCAGCAATTATATTGGTGTTGTAGAAGAAAGAGTAAAAGGTCATGATACAAACTTTTCAACATTTCATAATAATCTAAATAAATATTTTACATTTGGCACAAGTGGTGAAGATATGAATGGTAGTGACAAAAAAATATACAATTATATATTTGATGGTGATTTAACAGATAAAGATAAAAGATTAGAATTAATGTATGAAACTACAATTGCGCAAGATATGATTGTAAATGGTGTTGTAAATGCAAATAGTGATGTTAAATTAAAAACAGACTCTACAAAAAATCTAAAAGTTTGCAATGCTAATGCTGCGGGAAATATTGATTCATGCTTTGATATATATAAAGATGGTGCTAATTTAATAATTAAAAGACCTGCTAATGGTGATATAATAATTGGTAATGGTATTGTGAGTGAAAGCTTAGTAGTTGGAAAAGATACAATTGAATATAAAGGAACAGATTTATTAAAAATACCACATACACATGGTACATCACATGAAGCATCACAAGAAGCAAAACAAGATGCTGCTGTTTATCCTTAATAAAATATTATATAGTTAGCAATTTATTTTTCTAATAATAAAAATAAAATAATTAAATTATATAGAGTAAATAAATAATGAATTATAATGAATTGATATTATTAATACTGCTAATAATAACATTATTAATATTAATATTTCATTATTACATTAATATTTGTAATAATACTTTAACCGAGCCCTTTTCTAGTATTATGGTAGGGGATAAATCTTGCTTAGTAACAGAAGATCAAGAATTTCCCACTGGTAAAACATCATTAACAACATATAATGCATTTAAAAATCAAGTTCAAGAATTAAACTATCATTCAGATTATACATGTAAAGCAAGATTAGGTGATAATGGTGTTAATAATATATTTTATAGTTCAAATAATTCATATACATCTGATATATCAGCTAATAAATTATTATTAGCTTATAATTGTTTAGAATATAGTCCTACCGATATTAAAAATAAATTAATAGAAACAGGTAATTTTACTAATAATGATTTAATAATAATCGGACACGATAAATGTATTATAAATGATAATAAAACTCTTGAAAATATAATTGTTGAAGAATTAAGTTCAAATAATAACTATACAGGTCCTATATATGCTTGCATCGCACAAGCTCCATTTTTAGAAGGTCAACAAGCACGTGGAGATATAATAGCTCATGGAACATCATGTTATATTAAAAATAATGATAAATACGGATATTGTAATTATAGTAATAAAAGTTTTAAATGTCATATATTATTAGTTAAAACAAGTGGTAAGCAGTCAAAAATAAAAGGATTTGTTGATTTTGTTAAAAAAAATAAAACAAATGACAATTTATGTCACTTATTCTGTCATAAAAATAATAATTTAGGTTGTGGATGTTTAAATTTAGAAAATTCTTATGACTTTGGAGGCGAAAAATATTCTTCTGTATGTTATGGTCCTGATAATAATTCAAATAATGGAACAATAAATTCTGCTCCAATTACTAATTATAGTATGATATACTTTTTAAATCCATATAATATCGATATTAATATAAAACCATGGAATAAATATGATTATTAATCATTATCGTCCAAAAATTTAAACTTTTTAATATTGTCTTCAATAGGCATTAACTTAAACTTTTCTACTTTTTGCCAAAACTCATTTATTTTCGGCAAAATGGTTTGCCATATTTCATTATTAAATGTTTCTCTTTGAATATTCATTAAATTAAGCTCCCAATAAATTAGTTTATTAAATTTTGCAGATGAATTATTATATTCTTTAACTTTTTCATCAATATTTTTATGACATTCATGGCTATTTAAATATTCATCACTATATAAATAAATATATTGGCCTTTACATTGGTATTCAGCAATGATACCATGATTCATCTTTTTCGTTTTATATTTATCTATATAAGTTTCACAATCCAATTCATTAAAATCACATTCAACATAATCACATTCTGTTAAATTACACACAGCCAATTGTCCCTGTATTTGCATTTTATATTTTTCAGGTATTACACCATCAATTATTTTTCTAGAAATAGGGCATTTAATTTCAATCATTATTCCCAATTCATTTATACCATCTGGGGATGCTCCAAAATGTTCATTATTTTTATCGCAAATTAATCCAAAATCATAAATACCTATATCATTATTAGCATGTGAATAACAGCGACCAGCCATAGGCTCAAACATTGTACCCCATTTTAAAGCTGGTACAGCATTATAATTAGTATTATCTTTCAATATTTTTGCTTTTTTCTTTGCAATTCTATCACTATTATTATTATTTTTAATAGCATCACATAAATCACTTGCTGTCAAGCGAGTATCGCGTGCATCATACCATTCCTTAGTTCTTTGTTCTATAATTGGAATCTTACGCAATTCATTTAAAATTATTTTATTATTATGTAAAATATCAATACGTTTTGCAATTATATTTTTATCAATAGATTTATTATTTTTAATAATACTATTACATTTTTCTAAGATATTACATGATTTATTTGTTTTTATCAATTTAAATACTTCACTATCAATAATATTATTGATTTCTAATATAGACATATTGCAAATATCGCTATTATAATTATATATTAATATATATTTATATAGGATTTTGCAGCTCTTTTTCACAATTTTTTTGATATGCTTTGGAACTTTTAAACTTTTTATTAAATTCAGCATTGATTCTATTATATAATTGTTTGCTATTAAAATCTATTTGTGATGGATCTGAAGTCATTTTTTTATTCTTACTCATCTTATTTTCATAAAGTTCCATTAATTCAATATTTTTATTTTCAAGTAGCTTATCAAAGTTTTCTGTGTTCATTTTCCTTAGCAATTTAATTATATACTAATATCAATTTTTTATATATTACTTAACAGACATTTTACGCGAATCCCATCCCCAATGTAATAGTGTTTGCCTTAATCTAGGATATATAGTTTCATTATTACTACCTTCTTGATTTATCTTGCGTTGTAATTGATTTCTAAATCTACCTTTGGGTCCTACTGACTTTTTCCATCTATTTATTTGGCGTATATCATCATCTGTACGTCTACCATTATAAAAATTACAATACCATTCTATCCATCCATAAGGATCAATATCTTCTTTAATCCAATTTTTACTCATCCAAAATTCATAAGATGTTCCCACAACAACATTATAGAAATTTATACTTTTATCATATTCTTGTTGTGCTATTTTATTTGTAGGAATACCTTTAAGAAACTTAAACTTTTTATGATGGTTTTTGTATGTTTTTTTTGTCTTAGGTGATTTAATTATTCTAAAATAACAACCACCCATAATGCCAATTTCAAACATTTCTTTGGGACTAATATTTGGTCTAAAATCTGGATAATCTTGAAATTTCTTCATTACTCTAAAAAATGAGTACATAATTTATAAAATCTATTGAATTTCAAAAAGTTTATAAAAATCATAGAAAAATAAAATTATGTACTCAAAATTTAAAAACTTACTAAACATTACCAATAATAATTATAGTTTTTGAAATGTGTTTTTTTACTCTTGACATCAATCATATTAGGTTTTTTACATTTACTACAATACATTCCCTTTGCTTTCTGTTGGAAGATTAAAAGCAGGTCGTTTTAACTTACAAGTAATACATTTTAGACTAATTACATCAATCATATTTTAATTTATTATAAATCAAGCGCGGAATGGTAATAAAAAAAGTTTGTTTATATTTATTTATATGGGTTAAATATTATCATAAAATAATTTGATAATTCTAATAGGGTCATCTTTATAATCTTCTAATGAAAATGCTAATGTATCTTTTAATTTTGATAATCTATTATTCCAGTTCTGCTCTTGATTTTTAGGGATAGTTCGCATACCAGTTTTTTTATCTATATTAAAACAGGATTTAACCTTCTTACCATTTTCAATATAAGCATCAGGATTAAATCTAATAATTATTATGGGTCTGTTTAATGCTTCTTGAATATTATTAATTCTTGCTTCATCGCATATTAAATTATAATATTTATGCTGTTCTTCGTCAATTTCAATAATTATAGAATGCTTATTTAAATTAATTAAAATATCAGGTCTATTTCTTAAACATAAACCATCACCTATTAATGCTTTATCAGTAATCATTTTAATATCCTTGAATTCTTGTTTTAGATAATTAATAACTTCTTCTTCCTTAACTTTAAATCGCTTTGGTTTTTTTGTTGGGTTATGAAAATAAAAGCAACGCATACAATAATTGTCTTTCATAGAAAATTGTTCGCAACTTTCAGTAATACATTTAGGATTTTTTACATCAATCATATCAGGTTTTTTACAATTAGAGCAATATAACCCTTTGCTTTCTGTTGCGAGATTAAAACAAGGTCGTTTTTTGTTACAAGTAATACATTTAGGATTTTTTACATCTATCATATCAGGTTTTTTACAATCACTACAATATAACCCTTTGCTTTCTGTTGCGAGATTAAAACAAGGTCGTTTTTTGTTACAAGTAATACATTTAGGATTTTTTACATTAATCATATCAGGTTTTTTACAATTAAAACAATATAACCCTTTGCTTTCTGTTGCGAGATTAAAATAAGGTTGTTTTTTGTTACAAGTAATACATTTAGGATTTTTTACATCAATCATATTAGTTTTTTTACAATCGCTACAATATAACCCTTTGCTTTCTGTTGGAAGATTATAAATAGGTCGTTTTTTGTTACAAGTAATACATTTAGGATTTTTTACATCAATCATATCAGGTTTTTTACAATTAGAGCAAAATTTAGGTTTTAATCCAGTATAATTATAATATGCTCGTTTTTGCTTACCTTTACAATCATCGGTTTTACATAAAGTCATATATTAATAATCAGTACGCATTATTCATTTATATCAATTTGTTATATGTTATAATTATTATTGATATCTCTTTTAATTACTACTACTCATTGATATATTTATAACTAAATGATGTTCCGCAACCACAGCTATATGTAAGCTTCTTATCAGGTATAAATATAAATTTACTTTCAAATACCCCATTTTTTAAATCCTGTTTTAAATAATCAATAGTTGTACCCGATAATAAATATTCATTCTTAGGTTCAATTAAAACATTGATACCCTTATTTTTTTCAATAATAGGATTCTCTTTTAATGATTCCTTATATTTATCATCAGTAATCATTTTAAATTGATAACTAAATCCATTACATCCACCACTTGAAGCAGATAACATAAAAGAGTTATTATTGCTATTTTTAATAATACTAATCAATTTACTCCATGCACTATTAGTTACAATTAGTTTATTCATTATTATTTAATATACATAATATTTTAATTTTTAAATAAACTTTTATTTATTTTTTAATATTGATATAAATTTGGCTCTTTCTTTCAATGTTAATCCAGCCAAATATCTATTTACTTTTGTTTTTGGAGATATATTAATATTTAAATGGAAGTTATGTTGTGCTTTTATACTATCACAATTATTTTTTATTTTAAAAGCTAATGATCTACTCATTTTTGCATAATTTTCATCTGTTATACCATATATATATGCTGTATCATTATTCCAAAATGCCATTAAATCATTATCAATTACAGAATATATGTTAAAGTCATCTATATAATTATCATTATATTCATAACCTAATATTTTATATATTTTATAAATTATATTCTTGTATTTCTTAAAGTTTTCTATATCATTTAATAACTCCTTTTTTTGAGGATATATTAAATATTTATTTAAAATTATATCTTTAATATCATCTGGTAGTTTGTTATATATCTCCATTATTTTCTATATTAATATAAATATGAGAATACGTTATATAGTATCTACTATATTATTATCACTTAATTTTACTTACGCATTTTACTCTCATTATAAAATTGATAATGCTATAATACTAAAAAATCAACCTACTATGTCTATTAATTTAAATAATATTAAAAAGAAAACATATAATAAATTAATACGTAATAATAAAAAAATACCTAAAATAGTAAGATATTTTATTCATCACAACTTTTCTTTAAAAGAATCAGAATTAAAACATGGACGCATTGCTATACTTGCTGTTTTAGGAAGAATATTTGCTGAAGTTATACATCCAATATTAGCTATTCGATTATATGCGGATAATTTATTAGTAAATAATGAATTAGTACCATCATTTATTAATGGTGGGTTATCACATATTAATTGCATATTTTATATATTAGCATTATTATATATAGCTTTAATTGAATTAAATCATGTTATTGAAATTACAGATATTTCTAATAACAAAAAAATAAATATAAGTAATAACTTTATGTTAAAAATATTTAATGAAAAAAAACCAAAAGAACAAGAGAAATTGCAAATTATAGAAATTAATTTCGGAAGAGTAGCTATGCTATTATCTGTATTGTTTTGTTATTATGAATATACTACTAAAATGAGTATAATTAATCCAGAATTATTGGTAATATACCCTTGGTTTGTAATGTTTATATATATATTGATATTTACTTAATTTGCTTGATATATATATGATGTCCTATAATTTCCATATATTGATATCTATCAGTACCAAAAGAACGTGATATTCCGGTATCAGTTAACCATACCTTTTCATTATAAAACTTGATACCATCCATTACAGTATGACCTACAAACATAAATGTACAATTGATACTATCTAACATTTTTTTTAATTCATCTTTATTTCCCAAATTACGCGTCCATAATATTCCTTCATAATCCAATAAAATTTTATCAAATATTTCCTTGTCTTCTTTTAATACATTATTGTGTAATACAAAATTTCTCCATATACGATTAATATATGATATATTTTTATTATATTTTTTTAATATCATAATATGATTATCTGTTAAACCCGCATGACAAAATAATAGCTCACCTATTTTTAAAACAATAGGTCTATTACATAATATAGGTGATAATTTCCCACCAGTTTTAAATAATTCTCTTCTTTTAGTTTCATTATTGGACATGCTCTTGCTAGAAACATAGCTATAATTGCCTATAACATTCATAAATTCGTGGTTGCCAATTATGGATATAAATCTACCACCTTTTGATTTTGCAAATTTATCTAGTAAATTAGTAAAATATATTACTTCAACATCATCAATTACTTCCCAATCAGGAATTGAATTATCACGATTTAAACTATCAATTTGATCACCCATTTGTACAACAACAGTATTAGGTGGTTTAGCAATCCATTCAATATTATTATTAATTATTTTAGCATCAATTAATATGGTTTTTAATCTTTTAATATCTCCATGTATATCTCCAATAATAACTAATCTATCACACATGGGATATTCATATATAATATCATCTCCAATCATATTGATAAATATACAACTATTATATAACTTATATAATTTATAAAATATTATAAAGAATACAAATGATAATATAAATATATAATGAATTTAAATGTATATTTAATTTACACTGAAACACTTGAAAATCGCAAAAACAATATTAATTCTTGCTTGGAAGCAATTAAAGATATATGTAATCTAAATAATATTAATTTTAAACTTAATATTGTCAACACGCCAAATAACGATATAATAGATAAAAATGTTAATGAATATAATAAACGTGTGGATTTTTCAAAATTTCCAGATGACAACGAATATAGTAATTACATAACATCACTTAATTCATATCAAATATCTAATTATGAAAAACATCGTGAAGCTTTTAAACATATTTCTGATGCCAATAATACCAATGATACCAATGATATTTACATGATAATTGAGGATGACATTATAATTAGTAAAGCTTATATTGATAATATTAAAAATCTTATTACTAATCTCAATAAAACTGAATGGGATATTCTTTTTACATCTCTTAATGTTATAAATGACCCATGTGAATATATTGAATATAAATCAGTATATAAAAAGCTATTATCTAAATCATGTTATTTTATTAGACCAAAACTCTGTAATATACTATATGAATCAATGAATACTTTTAAACTACGATTTAAACACTTTTTATGTAAATTTATAAATGATAATAATTATAAAGTAATATTTTATAATAAAAATACTTTTGTAGAAGGTACAAAGATTGGTGTATATCCCACATCAGTAAATCCAAATAATTATCTTTATTTTAATAATAATTTTATTGAATTATCAAAGATATCAAATAGTGAATTTACAACTAATGAAGATATTAATAAGGCAATAGAAATATGCGCTAACAATAATTTTGATTCACCTGATTTTTTAAATGTATTGTCTGTAATATATCTAAAAAATAAAGATTTTAACAATGCGAAAAAACATTCGTTGGCAGCACTTGAATGTATGAAGAAAAATAAAGGCTATCTGCAAAAAAATAGCGAAATTCTCAATAATTGTATTAATATGTGGCAATACGATCAAAACTTACTAGATGAATGTAAAAAGTTTACACCTAAGTATTAGACTTGCGCAGCATCTTGTGATTTTTTGGATAATCCTTCAACAGATTTAGCTAATTTTTCAACTACTTTTTCTATTTTTACAATTCTTTGTTGTAAAGTTTCAACATCTTTTTTATTAGCCATCATAACTTCATTGCAAGCATTTAAACAAGCATCAGCTTTGCCTTCTACGGCAGTTAGTTTTTCTCCCAATTTAGCTACTTCTTCAATGTTATCAACAACCGCAGGGGCACTAGCACCTTTCATAGCAGATAATTGATATTCTAATTGATTTATTCTTAAATTTATTCCCGATAATGACATAATTGCTCTACTATTAATATAATATAATAATTTATTTTAATTTGACACAATAATATATAAAAAATGATTATATATCTTTTATATTAGAAAGATTAAATAATGATTATTCCTGTTAGATGCTTTACATGTGGTAGAGTAATGGCTGATATCGTAGATTATTATGAAAATGAGAAAGCTAATATTGAAGAAAATAAAAATGTAGACAAACTCTATAAAAACTTTGATAAAATACATACATCACATATTTTAGATAATCTTGGGTTAAAAAGATATTGTTGTAGAAGAAATTTAATTGCAAATATTGATATGATGGAAATAATTTAAATTATCTTTTATACGATTAAAGTAGATTAAGTAAATTAATAATTATAACAATGGAAATAACAAAAGAAAATAAAGAAAAAACAACTGATGAAATTATACCTAAAAATTTTGAAAAATATATTGAAAAACAAATTGAAAATAAGCTCAATAATTTAATGGAAACATTACCCGACAAATTACCCGACAAAGAATTAAAAAAAAACGCATATAATTTAACAATAAGAGAATTATATAAGAACACATTACAAGCTACAATAGATATTATAAATGATATCATAGAACTTAATAATAGTAAAATAACAGATGTTAATTATTATATAACAAGAGTCATATACATTTTAACAGAAGATGATAGAAAATTATACGTAGGTATTATATTAGTAATACTCTCATTTATAATTTATTTTATTGATGGTTCTTCTGTATAATAAATAAAATTATTAATAAGATAGATTAGATATATGAATTTTTTCATTAATAAAATAATAAGTAATTATAATTACTCTTTTATATTTTTGGCATTAATATTTTTTATAATGGCAAAACAAAATGCACAAATATTACTATCAGTAATTATAGTTAGTTTTATTTATATAAGCATTGATAATAATATTAAAAATAATATAAGTGAAAAAAATGATAAAAAAAATAAAATAGAAGAAAGTTTAACAAATGATATTAAAAATATAGAACAAATTAATGTAGAAAATTTATATACATTTTATAATAAAAATAAAAACGTAAGATTTTTAGTTGATAACAAAAAATTTATTAATATTATTTATAACATAAGGTTTATTAAAAAGTTTGATAAAACAAGATATAACAAAATTATAATTAATATGAATAAAATGATTAAAATATATATTTATATATTATCAGGACGCTATGAAATTAATACGTATTTACCTATATTTTATGATATAAAAGACACGATATTAGAAATTTTTTATTCTTTAATATTTGTAATACCACAAAGATTTAAACATATATACGGATTTGTACCACATGATGAAATAGAAAAATCATTAAAGGATTTTATAGATAAGTATAATGAAATGTTATCAATAATAATAAATTATGGTAATGTAGAAAAAAAATATGCACATATAAATTATGAAAAATATAAGCCATTTGAAAAAAATAAAGAAGCTTATTTGCCATAAATGCTTATACTAATGGTGATGTGAAGCTTGAATATTGATTTGCACATGATAAATTGGGTACTTCATATTCTTTATAAGAAAAGTCTAAATTACCAACATTTGTGAAATCTATTGAATTACCACCTCTTTTTTTTTTATATGTTCTAGATTTCTTTTTAGGTTTTTCATCAGATTTAGTTAATTTTTTAACAGTTTTATCAAAATCTAGCATTTTTTCTTTTTTGAATTTATTGTATAATGATGGTATTATTACAACAAATGTTCTAGAAAATGCTAATAATTTACTTTTGCCTTTAGGACACGTATAGCATCCACCTTCCATTAATAATATATTATTATCGCTTTCTTTCATTTTATTTAACTTACCTCCTCTAATATTTTGTAAATATAAATAATTTACTGCGTTTTTATTAAATTCATAATCTTGACAACCATTTGTTGCAGATAACTTTGCTGGACCACAATTTGATAAAGTTTGAACTAAATTATTTACTAAAACATTGGGAGATAAACTACCTTCAATCGCATCGTCTTGTTGAGCACGACTTAATGATATAAAATCACTAGAATTAGCAGCATTAGAATTACCCCCTCTTTTTTTTTTCATTATCTATAATTATATAAATATTATAGTGTAAATAATAATAATAATGATTATAGAATATTCAGTAGAAGATCTAAGAAATTATTATAACGATAATTTTGATATAAATAATGAATACGAAGAAATAGAAACATTTTTATCTGATAAAATAGATGAAGAAATAGTAAATAGTGATATATTACATTTTTTCCCCATATTATTATCATCTACGCTAACATTAATTATTACATCATATTTTTTAATATAATTATTATATTATTATATTTTTTTTAATTTATTTAATGTATTTTTATAATTAGTAAAGAATGTCTGAAAGTATTACACCATCGGGTACAACAAGAACAGCATTCTCTGTTTCTACAAATGATTTGGAAATTAATGGAGATGTTACAGCAAGTAAATTTATTGGTTCTGGTGAAAGAATAACAAATTTAAATGTTGATAGTATTAATCGCGGTAATGCTTTAAGTAAATCTTATGGTGGAACTAATAATAATTCATATATTCATCAAGGTATTGTTTTTAATAATAATGATGATGACAAGTTTGAAACATCAGAGCAAATACGATGGGATAATCAAGCAAACATTTTATATATTAATGGTAAAAATATAGTTCAAGATAGTTCTAATTATGTAAAAACAACATCAAATATATTACTTAATAAAATAGAAAGTAAAATAGAAAATTCTTCTAATGTTATTATTTTAGATATATTAACACATATTCAAGATACACTTAAAATTGATAATGAAAAAGGTATACCTATTGCGAGTGATGAAAATCCTGGTATTGTAAAAGTTGGCGAAGGATTATTTATGTATTCTGATGGATTTTTAAGTATTAATCCAGAAAATATAAAAAATATTACACCAACGGTTATTCCAAGTATTAAATTACAAGATTTAGAACAATCTCTCGTTAAATCTATTTATAAAAAATATATATTTACATACGATCCTAATTTAGGTACTACTTTTGATTATGATGAATCAATTGAAGGTATTGGTATTATTTTACCCATATGGTATAATTTTAGTGAAATTGTTAATATATCAGATGATATCAAATACATCAAAAACAAAGGTAATACAACAGCTTCAAGTAGTGTTAGTAGTAGCGATAATTTAATATTACATGGCCCAGCTGTATTAAAACCAGATGAATCAAAAAATCTTAAATATGAATATACACCTTTAAACAATAATTACTTAGATTTAGATGGTGTTGATGGAACTTATGCTAAAATAAGTGATAAATGTGATATTCAAGAGATTTACAGTATAGGTGGCTTAGGTGGCAATGAAGTAGGAATTACATTTGCATTTTGGTTTAAATGTAGTGATCCAGAAAATTCAAAATCATTTATGTTTTTAAGTTCAGATAATTCATCATATTATATTAACATTGGTATTGATGATAGTAATAATTTAACATTTAATATCTTCAATTTTGGTTCAAATGAATATAAGGTAACAAAATATGAAAATTTATTTGATGGTAAATGGGTACATTTATGTTGGGCTATAAATGGTGGTGGAAATTGGTTTATATACATTAACGGTGTAAAAGAAACTAATATAACTACTACAAGAAATATTGAACCAGGCACTATTTACATTAATAAATATATAGGTCGTTCAAGAAATGATACAAATAATACTCTTAAATTTTCTATATCAGATTTTAGGATTTATAACAAAGTATTAAATGATACAGATATTAATGAATTATTTAACGCAACTAATTACACAGAATATGTATTAACTTATCATGAACAAGATAACGGAATTTTTACTGATATTATTATGATTGGTGGTGGTGGTGGTGGTAGTTTAGAAGGTGGAGGTGGAGCAGGTAAATTAATTTATATTAATAATGCAAACATTTTTTCAGGAAATTATAGAATTAAAATCGGAAGAGGTGGTGCTGGAAATTATGATACACAAACTAATACTTCTGGCAATGATACATATTTTGATACACTTGTAGCAAAGGGAGGTGGTTCACATGGTGATAATAGTGGTATAGGAGGTTCAGGTTCAGGAAACGGAGGAACGTCTACTGATAATAATATATCATATTCATTTCTTGATACTAATGATATATATTTAAGAGGCAATGACGGTTATGCAAATTTTGGTGGTGGTGGTGGTGCTGGATCAGTAGGTTCTAATATAAATGGTGGATATGGTGTTTATGAAATACATACTGCTGATTCAATTGTAAATTTTAAGGATAATTTTGATTTACCAATTAATGATAGCATTGGATATTACAATTCTATAAATAATCAGTTATATTTAGCAGGTGGTGGTTCAAGTAATATAAATGGAGGGAAAGGTGGATTAGGTGGAGGTGGTGATGGTAGTACAACATTTAATAATTCATTAACATATCATGGTAGAAATGGTTCAGGAGGAGGAGGGTATCATAATAAAGGTGCATCAGGAGGTGATGGTATAATAATTTTAAGATTTATAGATCTATTAGTTGAAAGTATAAAAATTCCTGAATCTGTTTTAGATACTAGTAATTATGTATCACAAACAAGCAACTTAATATCTCAAAATCTTAATACAGCTATTAGTGATACAAGTAATTATATTCTCAGAATAGATGGTGAAGTTAATACTAACATA